ATCGCCATTTTCCAGCGCGCGTTCCAGCGCCTCGGTCTGGCCGCGAATGCGCCGAACCCGGGTGAGGATACGCTTTTTGTCTTCAGGTGAATGCGGCATAACGCCCCCTTGATACTATAGGGGGGTACTGTACACCATTTTTTATCTGATTGATAAAGTTGAATTTATCAATCATTTTATATAGATAGCTAAACTATTCAAAAGACATATGGGGACATATACAGTCATTGACATGCCCCAAAATCTGCCCCAAATCCACTTTTGCCCCTAAAAATGCCCCAAAATTCCCTATAACACCGGCAGCTCATCATCGCCAGGAACACCTGCCCGGTTGATGAAAAAAGTCACTTCACCGATCACATTTACTTCGTCCAGCGATTCGTCTTCTATAGCTTCGCCATCATCAGTAATTAGTGCTCGGCCCATTATCTTCGCAAACTGATTCCTGCCTTCGAAGTTGATCAGAAAGATACTTGCGCGTCCGGATTTCTTTGAAATGTCGACGACGGCGAATCCGGACGAGGTTTCAATGATAAGGCTATTGCTATCGATTCCGCAGATTATGTCAGGACTTAAACGGCGCTCAATGTAGTCGCGTGCAGGCGATGGAAATCCCATATCAACCTCCTCCATTTGGGTTGTAGACCATGAATTTTCTGGACTCTCCCTCTTGATCACTGATGTCTCTGAACGTTGTAACGTGGTTTTCAATCCAACTGTTCGCTTCTTTCAGATCCCAATGCCAGTTCAGCTTTTCCAGTTCTGCGACAAAATCGGCAGTTGTCACCGTGCGGCGGCCGTTCTGTTCAACTCTTAATGCCAGGTTAAAGGCGGTTCCTATCTCTGTATAACGAGGCATTATTGCCCTCCCCAATAACTGTTTTTATATACAGTAGTGGAGTTATTTAGACAGATCAAGAAAGGCATTCGCTATCAATTTTGACGACAGGATAAGGCTATGATTTACAAAAAAAAGCCCGCTCGAGGCGGGCTAGCTAATCAACTGGATGCGGGAATCTCAGGCCACAAAATATCTGGGGCAGTAGATGTATCAACTCTGTTTAGCAGTACGCGATACTGCTTCCATGCCGTCAGTTGAGCAACCTCTTCATCAGTAGCCATGCCTAGATCAACGGCATCCTGTAGCGGCGCTATCATTTCATTCGCAGCGGTCATTAATGATGATTTAGTAGCATCAGCCTGGGCGATGAGTTCAGATTGTGTGGGTTGATATGCTGTAATTTTTTTTCCATCAAAAAACCATTTTCCATTAGCAGATACATCATCAGGAACGCCACTCGCATCAACTTCAGCAACTGACATATTCATTGGAAAAAGGGATGAGATATCTTGTGATACTTGACGGATAATACCGGAATCGTCAAATGAAACTTTTACCGTAGATGGTGAAAAATATTTCTGGCAATCGTACCAATCAATTCCGGACGTTGATTTTAAAAACGTAATCCCAAGACCAGATTCAACTATTTCCTTTTTTTCTTTTTCTTCCGGGATGTAAATATTAAAATTTTTAAATGATTTCATATCGAAGCCGCCGTGTACCATGTGCCATTAATCATATATTGCATACTGCGATAAGCAAAAGACATATTTACCGCATAGTTTGCCCCCGCAAATACACCCGTCAAAACACTACCTCCCGTCAGGTTGTATCTGTCATTCTGAATAGATGGAGTCCAGGTAACGGCACTTAACCGGCAGGATGAGACATATCGAGCGTCAAAGTTTGTATACTGCGATGGTGTTACCGTGCCTGACACGGCCAGCGATTTACTCATTGCAATAGTGTCCGCAAAACTCATTGCAGAACCGGTCTTATAATTAGTCACATTAAGCGTATTGGCGTTATTGCTGCCGTATCCTATGTACCAATTATTTACCCCTGATGAATCCTGGGAAATAAGAAATGAAGCCGAGCCAGCAGTCACTGGCTTTAGCATAATAGCTGAGCCATCTGAATTCGCTGTTAGTCTTCCAGTCATTGTATCGCCAGCTTTTGCTACAGCACCTATTTCCGCTGGCGTGGGTTTATTTTCCGTATCGTAGACTTTGCCCCATTTTGACCATGAGCCGCCATATAATGAGCGCGAATACGTACGGGAACTGCTGTAAGTACGGTAAACTTGAGTTGTGCCCGCATTTTTATAGATTTCAAGTGTGCCAGCATTAGCTTCGGGATAATTTTTTCCTGACGCGGCCTGAGCATTAGCATTCTGATAATACAATCCCGGCGTTGTGTAAGTATTCAAGTCAGCGGCGTCAGGAATAGCAATAGCCTGACCGTTAAATATATCTGGTGATGTGATGGTCACATTTCCGTTATTATCAGGTGCTTTTGAGTTTACAGTCCTAACTTTGCCAAAATAAGCGGCAGCTGGGTTGATAACATTAAAAAATGACTTTGACTGGTCCAACACACAGCATGCGGGAATGCCTGTGATCAAATCCCCTGCATCAAGTGGTGATTTGTTACCTTTATATAATGGAAAAATCCCTAAGACTTTTCCTGCTAGCGTTATCTGCAATGTTGCAGAGCCAGAGTTTGCTGCAATTGGCGTAACTAATAATGGAACTTTAAGCACCCAATCATTTGAACTGTTGTTCTGGAATGTGGAGGGGATTGAGATCGTCAGCGCGTTCGGAGTACCTCCGGCCGTCGCGGCAGTATAGTCACCTGCTTGCAGTTGCTCAATCTGAACAAATGCCTGCTCAGAGCCTCGGGTCGCATAGTTCGCGATAACATCATTGAGTGCCCATCCCTTTGCTGTGGTTCCTTCTTGTCCGCGAATGACTGTCAGCGTGTCGTTGCTGACCGCCGTCAAATGACATATTTCAAATACCGTTTGTTGGCTATCTGTAAGGGTAAGCTTGGCATAGACTTTATGTGGGCTGTTAGGGGTGCTCACCTCTGTTGTGAGCAATTTTGCGAAATTTTCACCTGCGCCAGGAATCACAGAGAAGGATGTCTGGCCCGCTGTAATATCGGATGCCAGCGCAGCGGCTGTATTGTTACCGAATCCAATAATCATTATTCATTTACCGTAACGTTAAAGGTGTAAATAAACGGTAGGTTAACTAATCCTTGCCCTATCGCTGTAATTAAAAAACTGCCAATCCCATCACCATAATCAGGAACCTTTATATCAAAAACACCACCAGAGCTTGTTACACTGATATCAAAGGTATTTTGCAGAATTGGATCTTCCCCTGCCTTTCCATGAATAAAACGAGCGAGTCTCCGCTTTAGCCACGGAACTGAAAACTGAAACCCGTCCCCCTTATAGAAATTCCAGGTTAATATTCTTTTAAAATATTCATCCGGGAGATACTGCGTTTTGCCGGGGGAGTATTTTTTAAGCTTGGCGTAAGGGATGGAGTTGTACTCAACTGTGTTATACGCCCCTTTTGCGACACTGCCCTCTGCAATTTTGACATAAGGTCTTTTTTGCCCGTAAATCCCTTGGGCTATCCAGTCGAGCAAATAACCGTTAATGTTTTCGTTGGGCCAATACGGTAATGAGAGATTATTGAATGCGGTTAAATACCCCTGAGCAATTTGATTGTAAGCAGTAAAAAAAGCCACAATATCCGGATCGTCATTATATTGAACAAAGGGGTAAGCAGGTATTATTTTATTTGCTGGAGCTGCCATATTGTTGCACCGTTACGTGGCTTTGGTCCGTTGTGAAATAGCTATATTCGCCGCCGAATACTAGTCCCGTCTCGGGTTGCGGCGGCACGATAGTCCCGTTTATGCCGATGCTGACATCAATTAGAGATACCTGTGTTGGGCTGACCATCGGCGTAAGAACTTCGAGAAATAGAGATTCGATTTGGTAGGTATTTATCGGCTCGCCAATCGGCACTGCATTCACATAATCAACAATCTGCGCAGCTGTCGCAGCGGTTACACTATCCGGGTCGAGCAAATCGGAAATTCTGGTATTCCACGTCAGAATAACCGTGACCATTTGTGATGTTGGCAGAATAATCGGGATATCATAGTGGTCAGGATAATCGGTGATAGTTACTGTGATGCTCTCCGGCTTATACCCTCCACTCTCGGTAACGTCCTCTGTAAGAACTGAGATATCTGGTATCGCATTGTACGCCGCCAGCCCAACCTCATTCGGATCGCCTCCGCCGACGACGAGCGCCCACACACCCGAACTGACATTTCGATAAGAAATCAGGTTGCTTTTGACTCCAGGTACTTTTTGCAGCAGGGTACGCAGGAATGATGGCACGCCCTGCGCGGTACCCATGCCGGCCTGCATTACCTGCGCCCGGTATGATGAAAGAGACTGGCTTGATTGACCAGGCACGCCCGCAGTAACGTTCGTGCATGTCAGTGTGATACTGCTCGGTACCGAAGTTATGATTTGAGTGACCGAGCCTTCTGGCACAGCCCAAGTGCCGCTCAAAACAGCCAGGCAATAAATGGGGTCAGTTTGACCGCCTGCAGGCACTACTGCGTTGTTCTGCACCGTGTACTGGTAGTTACCGTCGGAGACAGTGAACCCTTTCGGAATGACGAAACCAGGGCTACCCATAAACACCACAGACACAGAGGTGTTGTACCCCGTCCCCTGCGTGACCCCATAAATGTTGCCGAGCTGGTTCAGCATCGGTTCGTTTGCACCGTAAGGGGAAACGGAATTAATACTCTCAACCATCGCGCTATCGATAAGCGCCAGCGCACCTGTCGCCGTGCTCGCCAGATCAGTGATTAATCCTGCCGGCAGGTTGGCCGTGTAGCCGGGTACTATCGCTGATACGTTGGTGATAAGATTCGTCAGCAACGTTTTTGGCGGCGTCGGTTGCGCGCCAGCCTGGGTTACAATTACTGGAAGGTCAGACATATAGATCCCCTAAAGGAATTTTATGAAAAATATAATTTTGAATTTTGCATTTATTATGCTTATTACAGGGTGTGCAAGCAGCAAACCTGTGTTAAAAACCACGGGCTACTATTCTAATGGTGTTAAGTTTTTGTACTGCAAAAACCCAAACCTATTTAGCCCGTCGTTAGTCAATTTCATTAATGGAAAGTATTCTTCATCAGAAGATTTAAAAATAATAAAAATAACAGATACTAAATCGATTAGTAATGATGACTACAAGGTAAAATCTCCCCTTACTTGCTCAGGAATAGCCCACTTATCCGACGGCAGCGATAGAGACTTTCTGGCTACGATATCCATCCCTAACGATAACTCTCCAAGAATAGAATCACTGCATTTTTCACATAATAAAACCAGAGAATCCATTGCTAAAAATGAATTTTTAAAATCATTTACTTTACCGGCAATTACATACTGTCAGGATCTAATGGTTAAAGTACGTAACTCTTATGGCAAAGCTCCTCTATGTGTGCCAATACTCAAGGATTCGAATAACCTTACTCAAACGTCTGGGCTCGTCGGATTAAGTGATAATCAAACACCTGCGGGGATTTATTTTTACATGACAATTATCCCTGGTCAGGTTCTCGGGGAATACTCATACAATGAGAACGAATTACACACTCTAATATCATTAATCAAAATGCAAAATAAAGGCGTTTGACATTTACAGGGCAACTACATTCCTATAACTGACCCCATTAAAAAATACAACTTGTATTTCGTAAGTGGGGTTTGTCGCAGTATCCACCTTTGCAATTGAAAGCGAAGCGAAGTACCCGGCGAACTGCTGCTGCGCCATATTGACGTAGTAATCAGGGTACACCTGAGTCACTATCGACTGCTGTGCCGGTATGCCATATTGCGCGTAAAATGGCGATTCGCCCAGGCCAAGCTTTAACGTCTGGATCAGCGTTGTCAGCCAGCCATGCGAAAAATCTCCATTTTCATCAGAGGAAACCTCAACCCATTTTTTGTTGCCGTTAGCATCAGCAACGCGTCCCCATGTCCTCATTATTCCCCCGGATTCGGTTTTTCAGATGTGACTGTGCTGCTGCCGCCCTGGACATTCTTAACATCATGGCCGTGGCCGGATACGCTGACGCCTTTCACTACGGCATCATTTTCCACGTTCAGCGGGCCGATGAGCGAGGCGGTCGTATCGACCATTTCGCTGGCATCCTGGACTATTGCGCCGTTCAGGTGGATCACGCCCTTGAGGTAAATATCTTTGGCTTCCATAAAAATGGCGTCGGCCTTTTCAGTGATTTTCCCAGGTTCGACGGTAACAGAGCTTGCCCCGTCAGCCGTCTTGAGTACCGCGCCCGTTGGCCCGTAAAGCACGATTTTCCCCGGATCCTCAGCTGACCAGCCCGCATTCGATAATGGAACAAAAAACAGCGGCGTAAGCGAGGGCGTGAACGATCTGCTCGCCATACCAGTGCCAAGACCGGACACGCCGCGGAGCGATGCCTCTGCTGCGACGGTAACCCCCTTGTCGCCTTTCTGTATTGGATAGCGTATGTAGGGAAATGTCGCGATTGGGATCGTAATCTGAGGGTACTGAGTGCCATCAGGCAGCATGTCGAATTGCACCGTGACTATCTGCCCTTTTACACCCACAACGTGACATGGTAACGAACGGCCAGAAATCGCAACGCGGTCATCGTTGTGCGTCTGCACCATATTTGAGATTGCTTTCCCAAATGGAAATTTTTGTGAATCGCTCATTTTTGTTTTGCCAGCGCAACGGCTTCGTAGATGGTTACCCAGGAATTACTGTTATCCGGGGAGAGATATTGCCCGACGTGTCGAACGGATGTGATGAGAAACTGCCCGGTGAAGTTCACCGCGTTTCTCAGCATGGCGTAGGAGCGGTCATTGTTTACAGAGAGCAATGCCGACGGGCCAGAAATGATATTTTCAGGGAGCGTGACAGAATCCCCACAGCGCAGATCTGCGCGCATTGGGCACTTAAACGAAACGCTGACCGGGCCGATCCATGTCGGCTGGCCGATCAGTTCCTGCGGCAGGATCTGAATGCCCGCACCGCTTACACTGGAATTATCAAACACCCGGATAAATCTGTTTTGCATGACCATCTGAACGCCGGTATAGCTGTCAGAATTGATAATCGAAAACGACTGGCTGCGCATAGTTGCCGCCAGCTGACCGATACGGTCGTAAACGCCTACCCCGTCCTCGGCAAGTATCAACTTATCGCTAATGTTGATTTCCAGAGTAAAGTCGGGGAATGCCTCTGCAAGCGCGCGCCGCAGTACATCTCCTAACTTCTCCCCTTTTTTTCCATTCAAGGTAATGCTGAGAGCCTGGCCTTTGTCGTTCAACAGCGGGCTGGGATTAACAATCAGGTTCATCGACTGATGAACCCCGAGCCAGTTAGCGTAGGGGTTATAGATCTGCCCGCTAATGATCAGACCGGCCTGCTCCGCATTTGCAAGCGGCAAACCAGCACTGAAACCTGCGAACAAATTTACCTGGTAACCTGCAAGCTGCACGCTTTGCCTGAGCATTGAAATTGGCAGGCCGTAAATGGCAATCATGGTACCGCTGCTAATTACGTCATACCCTGTTATCAGCGCATCAAATTCAATATGCAGCCCGCGGCCAGGTGTTTCTGAGGTATCGAATGGGCCAATTGCATTACCTTCACTATCAACGGCCGGCGCCCCGTTTTTATCTGTTATTTCCAGTCGGTAGTATTTCATCATGTCGCCTCGAACTGGCGGTTACTGTCCCGGTATACAAGCGAGCCGGGAGCGTACGGAAGCGCAAGATTGATATCAAAACCCTCCGGTGACTCGATTAGCGGGACGTAGACCACTGTCGCGCCGGTGCCGTCGGTCAGTTTCAGGTAATAGCGGTTTGCGTAAAGATTCCATGGTACCGTGCCGAAAAGTTTCACGCCGCCGACAACCGCCTGAAATGAAAAAGGTACCTGGCCATTGGGTTTGAACGGGATAAAAGTCGTCACAAGCCGAACCCCTGTGTGAATGCCTGTTGAACGCCGGACCAGGATAAACCTCCTGGCGACGGCAAGCCGGAGTCGAACTTACTCATCAGGTTTCCCAGTACTGCGTCGAGCTGCGAGATCTGGAGTAGCGGCTGCTCAAACTCAAACGTCCAGGAATACTGGACCTGTTTGTTTTGTTCAGAGAAACCTGAACTATCAACAACCGAACGCAGCAGACATCCGGTATAAATAAAAGCAGGCGTCATCACGGTGTAACTCCCGCCACTTTGGTTGTGCTGGTCCAGGGCCAGCTTAAGCGCGGTAAACATCAATGATTTCGTGGCATATCCACCATCCTGTGTTGATGCGGGCCGCGTGAGCTGCATCATCACCCTATTTGGCTTATTAACAACAGAGTTTGCCGCTGTGGCCTGGTTGTAGAAATTCAGGGTACCGATATCCTGCTGAACGAGCGTGGTCCCGCCCATTGGCATCCACGCGGACGTTGGACTGAAACCTATTTCACCGTGTAGCAGGCCGTTAACCACGCTTAAGCTCTCAGTGAACGTTGCAATCGGCAGAGTTCCGCCGGGAATATTTGCTGCAATGCCATCAACAAGCAGAATGGGGGAAACTTCGAAGGCCAGCTTAAAAGCCTGGCCGAAATAGTTGAGCGCCATTGTTACCTCGGAGTCACATAGATGCCTTTAACCTGCGCGCTGATATCTGAGCCAGGCATCTGGTTAATATCGAGTTTGATGGTAGTGCGGGCTTCATCTCCGGCTTTCGCAAGATTTCCCCGAGCTTCAGACAGCTGCCACATGATGCCAGGGTGCTGATCTATACCGCCTTCAACTTTTGGCAGGATCTTAATCAGGTAATCGACCGTTTCTTTTTTGAGGCTGAGGTTACCGTCTTTGTCTATACGCCCGCCGTTGTACTGAGTGAGCGATTTTGCGATATCACCGTTATATCGCTTCATGTTGTCCTGTAGGTATTTTGCCGCCGCAGCCGTGGACTTATTGGGATCGAAAACATCGTCACCCTCTAATCCGTAACTCTTCGCAGTACTTGGAATAAACTGGAACAATCCAGCCGCGCCAGATTTTTTATTAATTACCAGCGGATTCCATGAGGATTCTTTTTCAGCAATTGCCGTCATCAAACCGGCAGGCAGGCCAGCAGCGTCATTCATCTGCCGGACAAACCCCTGGATATTCCCTTTAAGCCCGTCGGGCATCTGGTATTTTTTGCGAGCGGCCTCCTCCGTAAATATGCCGGTATATTTGTTAGTCATGGGGTTCGCACCAGGAAGATTTCCCCCCAGATATTTATCTCCAAATTTTACCAGCGCGGGATCTGCCCCCTCCTTTCCTGTTCCGGTACCGCTTAAATCTACTCCCGGTACGTTTCCCGCAATCCACTTAATCGCTTGGCCCAGCACTTCCACGATGGTCTTAACACAGTCTGCAAAGGTCTTTAAATCGTTCTGGAAATCATCCCCTCCCAGCCAGTTAGCAACCTTTTCAATGCCGCTGGCCAGCGTATCGAAAAGCGCCCTGCCATTTTTACCGCTGATAAATTTCTGAATGCTGGCCGTGAGGTTGTCAGATAGCTGGGTAATTGGCCCATTCAACCGGCTGAGCGCTTTCAGGAAGGTATTGCCAATCTGATCGGCGTTATACGAGAAGTTTGAGTAGACGCGCTGGTAACTCTCCTGTGTGCCGCTACCCATTTGCGAATCCAGTCGCTTTGACTGCTCGCTGTACTGCTGGTTGAGCTGCGGCAAGCGATCGCTATTTGCGAGCAGCTGGTTCGCCGTCGTGCTGTCAATAAGGCTTCCTAGCCCCATTCCGTTAAGAACCGATTGTGTTACGCCAGTTCCTTTGTACTGCTGGAGCAAATCAGCAACACGGGACAGTAGCTTGGGCATGTTATCCGAGGCCCCGTCCTGCGGGTTTATTCCCAGGCCAATCAGCCCGGCATAAGCAGGGTTTTGTGGGTCATTTTGCGCTGCAGCGAGGTTCTGCAAGATATTTCCTGCGCCGGAAAATCGCGTGCCGTAAACGTTCTTTGCCGCCTGCATCTGGCCGGTAGTCACGTTCATGCCCTGGCTGGATTTATAGTTGTCAGAAACCGAGCGCGCCAGCAGGCTGTAGCCAAACGGCCCTGCCACGCTCAGGGCCGCTACTTTAGCGCCCCATGACAGCGTTGTGGTAAACAGCCCTTTCAGCGTGCTGGTTGTCGCGCTGAGCGTCTTATTTATCAGCCCGAACGTCTTGAGTGTTCCCTGGGCCTCCTTGTTCAGGTTTTTGAGGAATTTGTCAAAGCCGGATTCCTGCTTACCGCCTGGCTGCTTTTTCTCCTGATCGGTACCGGGAATTGGCGGCGGCGGCATCTTTGCAGGAAATCCACCCGGCCCAACTCCAAACGCAGCTTTAAATTTTTCACTAATTTCGTTTAGTTGACGAATTTTCTCTTCGTCGATATCGAGAGTAAGAACGGGGAGTTGGTTGCCGGACATCAAAATACTCCTGGCGGTTTCGGCGGTTGGCACCTGAGCAGGTCGCGCAGCTGTGCCGCCGTTTTAAGGTTTATCCCGGTATCAAGGAAGAGTTCGGGGAAGCCGATTCCTGAACAGTAGTCGAGGATGTCACTGACGACGTGCTCTCCGTCTCGCCAGAACTGGCGGGTGGCTTCGATGTCACTAATGAATCGATCCATGCCGTAAGGCCCAATGATGTCGTGGCACTGTCCCACAGACCAGCGACCGCTTGCATCAACCCCCTCGCCTGATCCGGTTTGTTTATCGCAGAGACGCATGTAAAAAAAACGAGTTCGCCTATCACGTCATCCAGCTCAACGATCCCGCTATCAAGCGCAACATCCAGCGGCTTTGTATCCCACCCTTTTCCCTCAACTGGATACACGAAGTTTGAGAGGCGAATAATTTCCGTAACGAGGGTATTACGGACGCCGGCGTCTCCTTCCCAGATATTTTTATTGGTCGCAATGCGCTCGAGCATCAGATAAGCGATACGGGGGCCAACAACAACGCCGAGTCCCTCGTCAAAAATATTGGCAAAAGTTTTGCTTAGAATAAAAAAATGTTCTTTGTAGACTTCCTTCGAAATCGGGGTCGAGTGAATGTAGGCGGTGCCGCGCTCGGTTTCCACCGGCACAATAAGGTTCATAGATCGATTAATTTTCATTAAATATCCCACATAGCGGAGTTGACGAAATAAGTGCCGGTAATCGTCAGTACGACGCCCGGATCCCCGCCAGCGAAGTTCATATCGCCGACATTCGTTATTGCACTGTTCGTCATATCAAATTCCCCGAACGTGCTGCTGTCAGTGTAGAGGCGTACGTCACCCAGCAACGCATCGACTTCCCACTGTTTTTTATACTGAGCACCGAGAGCCTGGCTGCGCAGCAGGTGAATTTTTGCCTGCACCTGGATATAGGGTTGAGGCGACTGCACAACGCCCGTCATCGCCGGGAGCGGCTGCACTAATTCCCCCTGAAATACCAGCTCAACACCTTCTTTCGCCAGATACGATGCGGATACATTCAGCTCCGGGTGTTGAGTAAACTTGGCACTGGCACGGACGCGGTTGAGAACACCGGGTGAAATCATTGGATTTGGCACTGTTCAACTCCTTTTTATGACAGCTGCATTGTCACGTTTATGTTGAAGATAATTTCTACGAAACCACGCATTGGCGTATAAGTGGCCGACAGGCCTGCATAGCGTCCAATGCCGTAATCGTTCGGGTTGTTTTTGACGTAGGTTTTGAACGGCACCGCGTCCACAGGCGTTTGCCCGTTCACCAGCCCGTACGCTACGCCGGTGTTGAATACGCCCTGCGCCACCATTTGCAGACGGTCAATACCATCCTGGTTGTAATACAGCGGGTTGATGGGATTGTTGCTGCCGTTAATCACCGCGTTCGCGAGCATCATGTCCACGTTGATTTGAACCCAGTCCACTGAGTACCAATACGTCATGTCGTTGCCGTCTCCCGTCACGCCCAGCACCAGGATTGTGTTCGCAATGCCACCTTCTGCGCCGGTACCGACGTAGTTGATATTTTGCTGTGTCATCGTTGTCAGGATTGAGGATTTGGCTTGACTGGCGTTAACCGCTTGCAGGAAGCGGAATGCCATCGGCGGAACTTTGTTGATTTCGGACGGGGACGCAGAGACAAAATTCCACATCGTCGCCGCCGCCGCATTCGTTACCGGATAACTATCATCGCAAACGGCAATAATCGACTTAATATTGTCGTACGGCGTGATGTAATTCGTATCAGAAGGGGCGCCCGTTAAAGTGAAAAAGTATTGCTTTGCCTCATTCCCAGCATAGAGCTTTGCCAGCGTGATAAATTCAGGATCTGCGTCCCATGCATAAGGCGTCAAATAGGCGTAAAAACGTATCAAAGGCTCTTCGATATAAGCCTTTAGCGCGGCAACTTCATCGGTCGCCCGGTACCGCTGGAAACCCAGCTCGAGAATATAGACGCCGACAGAGTTACCTTGAGCAAAGAATGTATTTACCGCGGTAACAAGGTTTTGGCTGCCAGGCAATGTAAAAACGCCAAGCGTGGTAGGTTCGCCGTCAATAGTCCCATCAGGGATGGTCCATCTCAGCGTGTTTTCTTCCCACAATTGCGCAATATACGTACCATTCCATGCTGCCGGGGAACAGCCGCTAACGGTAATCTCAAACTCCGTATCAACATCATAGTTCAACGCGGCATCATCCGGAAACGTCATAGTGACCTCTGAGCCGTACGAAGCCAGCTCAGCAGACATTGAAGTTATCGGGATTTGTACCAAATCGTTAATTTCAGAATTCTGGGTGATAAGTACAGGCTTCCCTGGCTCCTGGGTAGTTGAACCGAAAGAAAGGATCGCTGCCATTTGCTGCAAATTAGAGGGCGTCGCGCCGATTGTCTGCGAAACGTTAACCGTGACGATGTTGTAAGCCATTATTTGACCTCGTAATTAAAGATGACTTCTTTTATAAGTTGCCGGGAAATATCGCGCGCCGTCAGTTGGTAATAGTTGACGTCGAAATCGATAATTTTATTTTTCGCCAGGGCGTTAATTTCCACCTGGTTCACTTTGCCGTCGCTCACTACCGGAATGTTTGTGATACCGAACTGCTCATCGTCTAGCGCTGTTTCAACCACATAATCCATGAAGCTCAGCGCGTCGTTATTGCTGAATCCGTAGAGCGTCAGGCGAACCCTGTCCTGCACAAACTGGTAGCGTTCACCGGCACTGGTCCGGGACGTCATCTGCAGTGCGTTGGTGTCACGTACATCAGCAACGATGTACCTGGTCTTGAGGTTTGACGGGGACAGAAACGAAGGATAAACGGTGGCAAATTGCTTCATGGCCAGCCAGATGGGCGTGCTGTTTGAGAGGATTAGCTCATCAGAAATATCAGCCGCGTCATCGATGATTTGCGAACGCATGGTTGGCAAAATTGCCGTGCCGCGATAGTGGTAAATACCGGCCTGCGAATATCGGCTCTCCATGCGTGAGAAAGCAAACTGCGTGCCTGCATACTCACCGAGATAAATCGCGTTAGGATCCTCAACGTTGAAATCATCGATTTGCTCAACAGGCGTGAAAATGATGCTATTTACCGACCGGGAAACCGTTGCAGACTGCTCGGTCACCACCTGCCGGTGCAGACTCCCTTTAACTGCAACGGTGTGGGGAATATCAATAGCCAGCCGTGCCAGTTCATCGGGGTGGAGTATTGCAGCGTTAATCCAGTACACGAAACCATCCAGCGGCAGCACCTGTTTCACGTATAAGCGAAAGGTGATTTCCTGCCCTGATGAGATAGTTTCGACTGCTGTCTGGAGAACCGTAGCAAGCTGTGAGCCGGTATTTTCGGCCAGTTCATCAAGACTCGGCATCGTTATCTATCCAAGCAACAAAAGAGGATTTGAAAAGCCCGCCATCAATGAATGACGGACGTCGATCGCCACGCTCCTGTTTCAGGCGGGAGTTTTTACCTTCCAGCGCGGCATGCGTTGGGACGCCATCGACGGACAGACCGGCCATCTCTTCACGCTCGAGGAAAATATTGAACGATTGCATGGTTTCCCCCAACAGCTCGCCGCTGGTCAGCGGTGCGCCATGCTGGATATGGTTGATGATGGAATACGCCAGCGCCTCCCCGACCTCCGGAATAATGGTTTCCCGATGCTCATCCCAGAAGTGAGTGAAGATCTGGTATCTGTCCTGGAGGCCCTCGGCTACTTCATAGGTCGTGGCAGATGTGTCGCCGTAGTCGTACGGAATATCGATGACCCCCAGGCAGACTTTCACGGCGTGTACCCCCAGACAGGCCCCAACTCCATCAAAACGGCAATCACCTGACGCCCATAAGGGTCTTGCATCATCATCAGGTCGGCGAGCGTGAGATTGCTCATTGCATCTCCGATGACAATTGACCCAGACGTGCCCTGATCGGAAGCCGACGACATAAGACCAGTGATCAGTTTCCCGATCCCGAGCTTTTTCCGCGCATCGGCAAAATATGTGCTCGGCGGGGTGTCGTTGGCATAGTTCAGTAACAGGGATGCACCGGCGTTATAAACCGTGTTCTTGTAGATGGTTGGCAACCGACATAGCCCCATGCCGACATTCACCAATTCAAGCGCGGCGTCATAACAGCATCTGAGTGTTAGTGAATTATCAGGTATTTCACTGGCCGGGACGCCCATCACATCACGAACGAAACCGATGAATCCCTCGAACGTCGGGCGCAGGGTCATTACTTACCTACCTTCACGGTTTTTTTCAGCGACGGGGCATTGTCCTGTTCGTCGTTGACAGGCTCACCGACGATTTCCACCTGCAGCCCGTCATCAATCGGTTTTTCACCCGTTTTGAGCACTTCATTTTTGATGGTGTTATTAATTGATACGGCGGTGGCTTCAAGAATTTCCTGAGACATATTTTCAAGATTTTCAGTTTTCTGCTCTGCGCCGCCGTCAATAGCGCCGAGCGTGACCACTTTGTCGATGGAATAGCAGATCCCCGAAAATTTCTTATCGACTTTGCGGCAATCCTGAAAACCGTAAGGCTCATGTTGTTTGATGATGTGGTTAATAATGTCGGACTGGTTTTCAATCATGTGCTGATCACCAGGGCGGATCGTGATCCCGAATGCCTGCGTTTTTTCCGGTAGTTTGTAGTTGAAGGTATGAGACTGGCGGGAGCAGTTAGCGATATAAAGTTTCATGAATTTACCTCAAAAAAACAGGGAGCATTTGCCCCCCTATTCAAACAAAAATGACAGCGTGGATGTTTTTAATATTTCGCAGAAAGCAGAGTCACGCCCTCGGCACGGAAATTCCAACCCGGCGTGGAACGCATGGTGTATAGCGTGGTTAAGCCGCCGTCCGGCATCGGTGACGGAATTTCCGTCGGCGCTGCCATATCGCAGAACATCACGTTCACGGCTTGCTGATTCGGGGTCAGGGTCGCGAAAATGTTGGTGTTAATGTCCTGACGCGCGTCCGGCACAACCAGTTCAGGGTTGGTTATGACGATCAGATCTGTGCCACCAGCACCTTTGCCAATCAACGTGTCATCGGCGCAGAAAATCACGTCGTCGCCGCTGGCTTCATTGGCTATCGTTTTAATCATTGTCCCGACCGTTGCAGTACCGCCACCCGGACGCTGATAACTGGTCAGCTCTACAACGCCAGTCCACGCCAACGCTTGCAGGAAGCGCTGCGGGGCCAGAACGACTGTCGTAAGTGTCTGTCCGAGCAACATCATGCGGGTTTTCTGGCTGGCAATGAGACCGAGCATAAACTTCGCCATCTCTCCCGCATCCCAAGTGGTGTACGAGTCATTCCCCTGGCTGTCACTGCCCAGATTTGAGGTGATAGCGTTTGGTGAATTGGTGATTCCCTCATTGTTTGCGGCATTCACGCCGTAAAGCAGCATATTACGCAACTGCTGCGCATGCCCCTGACGGTTAGCAAGTCGCAACGCATCAACAAGCGAGTAACCCCAACGGCTCGCCGCGTCAGTATCGAGATAACTGTATTGGGAGCGGGTGGACATGCGATAGGTCATCATCTGATCGTACGATGGGACGATGCTGGAAGATGGTAGTTGTCCTGGCAGCGACTGCCCGACGTGCGCCTGCGTAGTGGCGCGTAAATATTTCTGGTAAACCACCAGATCACTGGATCCGATTTTTACCGCTGGGGCGCCGCCCGGCAGAATTTCGAATGCGCCGGACGCCATGCTGTACTGCATGACGACTTCCGGCAACATCATTGACGGCGATACTGTGGTGATCGCGGGTGCAAATGCGCTCATTGATTAACTCCTTAAATTAAAAACAGGCCGCAAGGCTTATCAGTTGCCCAGACCATGTTGCCGTCAGTTTCTTTTTTCACTGTCAGGTTGCCCTGTTGTGAGACCATCAACAGTTTGATGTTCACTTTAGGGTTGCCGGATGTAGCGCTGGAATAGACATCAATGATGTTATTTTCCATGTCCCACACGAAACCGTCGGCTCCCACGGCATCGCTGCCAGTTGCCAGCGCAGCTACCTCTGCGCTTATTGGCAGCGGTATACGTGCGTTAGAACCGATTCGGTAGTAGTGAACGGAACCGCCAGCGACATACAACGGCACGGAGTTGCTCGCTGTAGTGACGCCGTGGAACGCCTGATTGAATACCGTGAAAGCGTTGCAGACTGTGGCGGTCGCTTCTTTGACAAGAGAGCCGGCTACGTTCGTTTCGGTGGTGGCAACGCACTCCATCACACCTACGCCGCCCCACAGGAAACTTTCCTGCTCAGAGTCAATCTGACCGGAACATAACTGCAGGCGTACAGCCGGATCATCTTGCGCATCCCCCTGTGTCAGGCCGCGGGATTCAAGGTTGAAGCTGTTGGTGAACGCGCCCTGAGTTTTAAATGGCTGGAATGGAATAGTTGCTGTCATTTGCTCAGGCTCCCTGGCGTGTTGAATTTAACGAGGCGCTGCCCCGGCATTTTGAAAGGCGCAAGCCAGCTGTTCATATCGCCCACGTATTCCGTGATTTTTCGCCCTGCTTCATCACTGCGCACGCGCTTATGCAGCGCGCCAGGCGTGCTGGTCATATCGTTCTCAATGGTCTTTTTCGCCTCGTTGTAGATGGCGCTTTCAATCACTGAGAGTGTGGCTGAATCCGCGATTGCACGGATATCGACATCTTTGTGTTGTGGAGAATGTTTCTGCATCGCTATCAGCGCGCGTTTGCGATAGCCAAGTGGTGTTTCCCCTGATAGCGGTGCTGGCGCGCGTTGCCCGCAGGCGGTGTAAGCAGAGTCAGCTTTGGCCTGCGCGTCGGTCAGGTCGCAATCCGCTTTGCGTTGTTCCTCCTCGGCTTTGGCCTCATCAGCCTTGCGCTGCTCTTCTTCCTCTGCATCAGCTTTGGCCTGATCATCAGCTTTTTTTCTGGCTTCAGCTTCATCAGCCTTTTTTTGCTCTTCGGCAGCGGCGTCAGCTTTGGCTTTTTCATCCTGCTCTGCCTTTTCCTGATCAGCTTTTTTGGCTGCCACATCCGCATCGGCGCGCGCCTGAATGCCCTGTTCTAGCGAATCCATACGGGCTGAAAAAGTTTCAAGCTTTTTGCTCACCCCGCCGAACGCATCGCTTACGGCGTTTGCCAGAAGGGTTTTGAGTTGTTCTTCATCCATTTCTAAATCACCTATGTTGTTTGAAACCTCGACCCCAGCAGGGATCCCGTCTTTGTCCCACACGCCGAGCGTGCCGTGTTCCGCTGTTACTAAGGCAATATGGTCGATGAGATACGGCGTCCCCTCGATGAGGAAATTTGTATCTCCATCCATCGTTTCCACATTCCCGGATGCTTTGTTGAAGATGACCGAAGGGCTGGTGGATACCGTCTCTTCCACAATTTCCTCAACGATTTTTTCTACGTAGATTCGGACAATCGCCCAGACTTCATCCCCCTTGATGTACGGCAGCATCACACTCCCAACGCTGCGTTTTAAGTAGTCCTCTTCGGTCAGAACTGCGTTTTCCGGATGATTAACCAGAACCGGTAACCCATTGCAGCGACGTAAAAATTCATCATTCAGATAAATTTTCGGATCACGCCAAACATGCTCTTTTAGGCCGGTGCGGTAGGCCAGCCCGGTACCAGTAATGCGCAGGTTAACCAGCCACATATTGGAGAACCGAAACGGAGATGGAACGGTGCCGTCTCGGATACGCTCAGCCACTTCAATTTCGGTTAAATTCACGTTTTCCTTTCTCCGTTAAAAATTCGTCAGGCAGCTTCTGTGGCGCATAAATTGGGAATACCTGACAGCTGCAAAACACCTCTTCCGCAGCAGCGGTTATCTCGTCATAAAAGCCGTTTACTGGCTTGATTAACCCCTGCTGCACAGCCCATGAATCACGAACCAAATAAATCAGTTCGTCGCGTTCCTTGTGATCTTCCCGGTAGTCATAGCCGGGACGCCGCCACGGTGAGTGCCAGCGAAAACCGATAGCCCCACCCTGTATTGCGAGGATGTATTTCACGTTGCTGGTGAGTTTGTGGCCCTGGTCGATGGCGACTCTCCGGCTGATAAAATTCAGGTCAGTAATGGATTTTTTTATTTCCGCTTTCTGTCCGTTTTTATCAATGCTACTCACTCCATCTGGAGGGATTGACGACACCCAGCCTTCAAAGCGCTGTACGGTGCGTTCAATGGCCTGTTCGCGGTTGAGTTTGATCAGGTTGGCACTCGCAAAAATCCGCCGGTCTAATTCCTTTCGGAGATCGGGTTTTATTTTGTCGAGCGTGACTTTTTTGGGACCATTTGCGGGCTGTTCTCTCAATGCCCCCCCGTCAATGACCAGGCGGCTGTAAATTGAGGTGAGGTGTTTACGTGCAATATTGTCGTTCGGTGCTTCCCTGCTGGCGGCAACCCGTAATCTTCGGCTCCAGTCGAGCAGCGATTTTTGCGAATCCCAGCCTCGATCAACATAATGGTTAACTGCCTCGGTCAGCACCTCATACAGCGTTTTATTCTTCCTCTTCGACGGTTGGGAGGTTCGTTTGTCCGCCATAGTTTGGATCCTGCGGTGGTGGTGGCTGGTACGCTGAAAGTGTGCCCATATCGATGATCAGCGGGATATCCCCATACGTTTTCGTGGAGTTGGCGACATTGGAAAGCCAATCGGTCAGATTCGCCCGGTTTACCGGATCCACCTGAGGGGAAACGGCTGAGAACAATGCAACGGCCTGCTGAACAACCTTGCTGTCGCTTTCCCTGTGCTTATCCGGGGACTCTTCTACCAACTCCTGCCATTCCGCTCTAAATTCCCGCCGCCACGCGTAAAACGTGGTCTGATAATCCTCAGTAACCACTTCGGGATAATCGTTTTTCAGCGCGTCGAAAAAATCTTCTGTCCACGCGATGTACTGCACCATATGTTCGAAATAATCCATCACCGGCCCGATGGCTTCACGCACTCCGTCGATGTACTGGCTTATGGCTTTCGAATCTTCCGTCCCCTCGCCCCACCCTTGAGAAAAGGCCTCTTCCTTAATGAGTACAGCGGGAACGTCACTGCCTGAGGCAATATCACTAATGATGTTGTCTCGGGCAGTGTTGGAAGCCTTGTCGATGTTCTGTAGGTTCAGAGATTCGATATCGTCGTTCTTCCCGATATTAATCACCCCCCCAGTACGGGCAATCTTCACAACTTCGCGCTTAAACCGCGACGCGGCCGCTTTGATACCGCTCATGACAGAGCCACTCTGCTCAGTTTTTGCAACGAGAACGCCTGCTTTTTGGCTGATCAGATCGTTGGTCGTCATGGTGCCAACGTATGATTTCATCGGGAAAAGAATTCGCTGAAACACGCTTCGGCCAGTGAAACCGAACGTTGAATTCTGGTATTCGAGATAAATTGGAGTGCCGTTAAAGATTTTCAGCGCGCGCGACGGGTGCCAGTTCTTACCGCTGATTTTTAATGTCTGGTTGGCCTGCTGGAAGTAGCGGCTGTTCGGATTCTGATCAGTCACCATCGAACCGGCAGCATTCAATGGATCCCAGACATTGATATAAACATCCTCTTCTCTTAGGCCAAACGTTGGCAGCGGGTCTTTGCATGCCGTCCCATCCGTACCAACGCCAATTGCGGCAGCGCCGTAGCAGCGGGAGACGAAGAAAAGGTTCTTTATCCTCTCGTCCATCCCCATTCGCTTCCATACCTTCTCAAACTGGCGCACAACACGCTCATCAGGGTCGGTTTCAACGTTGTAACGGCGGGGCTTGCACATCGCCATGGTGATCGGCTTTTCAACCAGCTTCCCGCCGAGAGGGTGATACTGCCAGAGAAGCTTGCACAGCTCGTAACCGACATCTGTTCCCGGCTGTATCTCGTCAGATTCCAGAATTTTTGACAGCTGCGAACTGAGATTTGAATTGAACTGAATTTCTGCCATTTACAGAATTCCTATTTTTATAACGCCTCGTAGTTGCCGAACGCGATGATCAGCCCGTACGTGTAGCCGTCGAAAAGGTCATCGGCGCGTTTGTGGGCTTTGGGGTCTGCCAGGTGGAAACCTGCAATCTGGCGCCAGAGGTGGTTAGCGGTTTTCTTTTTGAACTCCACCGTTTTATCGAAGGCTTCCTGCGTGATTTTGCATTTACCCTGGTAGTGGTGGCCTGATGCCAGAACAGCGCGCTCATCCTTCCCTTTCGAGGTCAGCACCGATTTAATCGGGGTCATGTCCCAGTCTTCGGTTTCGGCTTTCTGGTTCAGTACTGCGCCCATTGCGGCGTCTTCCATAAACACGCCCTGACTCCCCAGGCGTGGACGGCAGATTTTTGACAGCCGCTCGAGATTGTCGTAAACGCTGGGCATGTACTCAGGAAGAAGTGACGCTTTAATCTGCGTGACATCCCAATCAATGACCCACAGGCGCGGCTCTGAATAGGTTTCCTCATATGCGAAATATACGAAGCCTGTACCGTCGTTTTCTGAACCACCTTTTAATGCTGTGTCACCAACGGCGAAAATCATGTCGCAGGTCGTCGGCATTGCTACCGGCTTGCTATCCACCAGCATTTTTTCAATATCGAGAAACGCGTCTTTCGACCAGTCGATAAACTCAGCCAGAAACTCCTGCTGCCATACACGCGGATCCGTGTTCTTTTCCATTTCCGCCAGTTCTTCCGGAGGAAGATGCGGGTTAGTCGCAGACGGCGCGTGATGCTCATGGAATCCGTGCACAGGGTCATTGCAGATGGCATAGAAAAAGTTCTGATCGTTGATTCCGTCTGGCGTGGAGAATACCCACGCTCTGCCACGGTAATCGACCAATGTCGGCTTAATAGCGCGGGGCCAGATTTCTTCCAGCATTTCCGGCGATTTGGTAAATGCCGCTTCATCAATCAGCACTGCGTGATACTTACGCCCACGACCTGCCAGTTTGTTATCGTCTGTTACCCAGAAATCTATCTTGCCGCCGTTTTTAAGCAGGATCCGCTTTTCACTGCGGGACTGCGTTTTAATCAGCGGCCCTAGATACGCGATCAGTTCATCGAAAATCTCCTGATATTGCCGGTATTGCGCAGTGAAGATACCGACACGTCCAGCGATAGATTTTTTGGTGCCGGGTATTAAAAACTTATTCGTCACGTAGCTGATCGCGATATCAACCAACATGACCGTTTTACCCCAGCGACGGCCACAACGGACGGCGTTATAACGGTATTCGCTGCCCTCCGTCCAAACCCGCAGCTGCTCGGCGTGCAGTTCGGGAATGAATATTTCCTTCATCATTCATCTTCCTGCGTGTCCTGCTGCACTGCGCCGGGTACTTTCAGCGCACCGTGGATAATGACCATATCGCCTGACTTGCCCGCGCCCTTCCTGATGCTTTCAATTTCAGCCTGAATTTTTTCATTGCTCAGACGCACGCGCTCGATTTCCAGCAGGCGCAGCTCCCTGTCCTGTTCACTGGCGGCGAGATTATGGAAAGCAGCGAGGTTTTTTAGGGCGGCGTCCTGGTCACGCGTCATTACTTCAATGCCGAATTTTGTTTTCTTCACTCCGGCAATCAAGCGGCGCGCTGGACCTACGAGATCGCGGGTATCGCTAATAAATACATCTTCGATACCTTCTCCAGCACAGCGGGGACAATCAGGGTTAGGGTCGTCGTTCGGTATAAAGTCGAGGCCGCCATATTCTGGCGCAGGTTTGCCATCCTTCGACGCTTTCTCCGCCGCCTTGTCAAATTCGCTGATGTCCCGCCACTGATACATGAAGTTTTCACCCCAGCAGTGCCGGCAACATACACGGCGCATCTGCGAAACCTCTCCGGGGTCTGCGATGGCTATTTCATGCCAGTGCTTAAGAATGTCCTGCGCATTTAATATTGCCTGCTGGCTGAGCTGCTCAATACCCTGGTTAATCGCTCTGGCCACTGTAGCCTTGCGATAAAGCATTCGGGCATTTCTGTCGCCCCCCGTAAAACCAGCCTTGCGGTATGCTTCGTACTTATTGCGGCTTTCTAGATAGTAAGAAACAAAGAGCTTTTCCTTATCGTTCAGTTCTGCGCAGAAATGGGATCTGCGCGGATCTGCTTTTGCGCAGTTCTGAATAAAGACTTTTTGTTTCTTTCCCTGTCCGGTTGCGGGGCCAGGTTTATCTTGCGTAGTATTTTGCGCAGTTTTTTTTTGCGCATTTTTCTGCGCAGGCTTTTTTATGTAACGCCTTGCGCTGTCGTAATTCAGTCCCTGCTGTTCACACCATTCTTTCGGAGATATTCCCGTACTGGCGTGAGCGGCAGCAAACTGAGATTGCAGCTCCTTCCAGTCGGGTTTGCTCATCAATCACTGTCCTTATTGCGCGAAAGCCTCATCAGCTCGTTATAGGCGTACACGTCACCGTTGCGGGCGCGTTTGTATAACGCGCCGCGTAATTCGGCCTCTCCCTTTGCCCGCCCCTTCCTGATAGCCTCTCTGAATAAGGATATTTGTCCTCTGTCTTGTTTCAGTTCATCCAGAGAAATATCCAGCACATCAGCAATCTGTTGTTCGTTCAGGCGGCGTGCGGCCAACGCCTCAATTTTCACTATTGGTAAAGTCTGCATATTTCCCCCGCATCCCCTCGAACGGGGGCGGTGACTCCGCTATCGTCCAGAGCACGGAGGAAAACGCCATGAAAAAGAAAATCGACGTTCTCAGGGAACTGGCCAGTAAAAACGAGTGGGAAGCGGCTATCAAACTTGCCGGGGGCTTTCCTCGCCTGGGAAATGAAGCACGGGTGATCACACGCGCTAAAGAAGCCGCGCTGAGACCAGAGTTTCAAATTCAGATGGGGAGAGATCCGGCTTTACTGATTGCCGCTGGTGTTGACGCCTTGAAGGCGAAGTATCGTCTTTAATCTGACCCGTCAGGGAAAATATCGGTGACATCAACGTCACCGCAGGCTTCTACCGCTTTGCGCGGATCGCCTTTAACAAACACCAGTACATTTTGATGGGTTTTGCCAAGTTTTCGGCTGGCAGAAAACATCTTACCGGCGCGAACAGGCAGACTACCCGCCTGGGTTACAAGGATCGCCTCGTTGTAATAGGCCGCACCTGCATCACAAAAAGCCGATACCGTATCACTGACGAAATTGCGGTAGATTCCTTTCGCATCGCGTACTTCCCCTACCACAAAACATGCGAATCGGTCATTTTTGAGCAGGGATAGCGCATTTTTGATGATTTGGCGGTAGGCGCTGACAAACTCAGGGTAATCCATCGTCGAAATATCAGCAGGGTCATCAGAATAAACCTCGAGATCAGCATACGGCGGGCAGCTAAACATAAAATCAGCCTGCGCCCCTTTGAAGTGCTGGTGTATGTCACGACTGTCACCACAATGCCAGTGAGGTGCAACGACACCATCAGTATCAATCTGCCACCACTGCTGACGATTCGCTTCAACCTGTTCGCTTCTCAGGTCGCAACCAAGATACTGACGCCCAAGTTTCGCAGCGACAACACCCCGCACAGATCCACCAGCAAACGGATCGATCACCACCCCGCTATCAGGAGAAAACCAGCGATAAGCCAGTTCACAAATTACCGGGTCGAAAATACTCGTTGTTGGCAACGTTTGCAGATCAGGGTGAGCCTGGAAAAACTCATCCCAGCTTACCGTTCTGCCAATCTTTGCCTCATACGTATTTTTCTTATCGTAAACCGCACCGCTTTGTGAAGATTTATTGAACAGTAATTCGCTATCACGCCCCGATTCTGACTGTATGCCAAGGGCGATCCAGCTTCGCTTACGTTCCTGCCACCAGCCCTCGCGGGCATTGAGCACCGAAAACGGTGGCACAAGAAATTTTTCGGTCAGGTTTCCCGCCTTCGACTCGCCAGATAGCAGATTGTCATCAACATTGAAAAGTTCGTCGATCTCAGACTGACTGAACCCCGTGAGATCAATGTCAAAGCCGCTATCCAGCAAATCGCTTAACTCCAGCTTTAATAGTTCATCATCCCACCCGGCGTTTAACGGTAATTTGTTGTCAGCCAGGCGATAAGCTTTTTTCTGCTGTTCACTTAGCCCGGACAGGGTGATAGTTGGCACTTCATCAACAAAAAGCTGCTCGGCGGCCAGCAACCTGCCATGACCGGCGATCACTTCTTCATTCTCGTCAATCAGCACCGGATTCGTCCAGCCGTACTCATTGATACTGGCGACAATCTGGCTCACCTGTTCATCGGAGTGCGTCCGGGCATTTCTGGCATAGGCAATCAGTGAGTTGAGCGATTTATAAACAATCGCAAGGGTTGATTGATTTTTTGCTTTGGTCATGTGGGTTGATCCAATACTATGACCCGGCTTGTACAAGCTGGTGGGCCTTGGTTGTACTCATGACCTCGCTTATGGGTGCAATGGCCGTCAGTAGCTCCAACTACCGACGGTCGCCCATTCTCCGTTTTCCCAAAGGGAATCACTCCAACTGAAAGTCAAACCCACTTCTGGCAATGCGCAGGGTGCGCGGCGGGACCATCACGGCTTTAACAATCACTATCGGGCGCCATCGTAATGACACCCTGTAGTGGCTGCTGTTTTAAATCCGGCAAAAGGCATAGCTACCAATGCCATCACGACCAAGCTCGCTCTCGCGGTTGTTGTGCTCCACCAGCTTAAATCCGTTGGCCGCAAACCACTTTATGAGTCCATCATGAGTCCAGTACCAGATATGCTCATCACGGCGGAAATGGCGGGACCGCAGTACATGTTCTGCACCCTCAAAGATGGGTACTGAAACAAATACCCATTTTTCCGCCCGAGCGATGGCAACCTCTGGCCGATCGATATGTTCCAGGGAATCCCAGAACGTCAGCGCCGGATATCGGTCATGGTATAAATACGCCCACTGTCCTCGCGCTTTCAGCCACTCAACGCCCGCAGGATTTACATCAAATCCCTTGGTATCCGGACGTGCTTCAACAAATTGCCCGGCACCGATACCAACATCAAGAACAACACCGCTGTAATATCGCGAAACTAACTGGATCCGTGCCGCAGTCAACTCTCTACCTAGTTCGGTATCAGCCAGTTGCTGGTATCGTGAAAAATAATCTTCATCGTACGGTCGCGCAGACTTCGGTACCGGATAACGCCCCATGCCCAATTCAGGCAACCAGGCCAAGCCGTGTTTGATTTGCTCAGAGAAATACTTCATGCGGCCGCTCGCTTTCGTGATACTTGATAGGCGTCTTCGATAAAAGGCTTAACCCGCAAGGAAAGCCCGTTGATTGTTTTATCGCATGCGTGTTGCATTTCCTGGCATCGGCAATAGTTATCCGGATACACAAATAATGCCCGGGATAAATCCATACAACGGGGATCGGTAACTTTAGCGTGATGGTTATTGCCACCATTACCGCCCTGCAAGCAGATCATTGTTTTGCCGTAAGCCAGCGCGGCGTGCATGACAACACATGCGCCCGTCAGCACAATATCGGCTCGCTCCACCAGCGCCAGCATCTGCGTGATAGACAGCTGGCCATCGTGTAGTTTCCGATGCGCGAACGGCTCAATATCGGGGATCCACTCTTTGCCCGGTTCGTTGTCGGCAATGCTGATGACGTAGAAACCACGGTTCGCCAACAGGCGAGAAACCTCGTCCACGTATTTGTTCAGCGGGCCGCGGCTCGCGTTATGCCACTCCGTCCGTTCGGTAGTAGGCCGGATCACAGCAACCGGCTTGCCGTCCGGTACCGAAATGTCCGGCGCGGGATAATGCGGTAAATCCATACGCGCTGGCGCGGTACCGAACTGCTGTTCCATCGCGTCGAAGATGCTGCCCGACTGCAGGTGACCATTGCCGTAGAAGATGCGCTGGCGCGGGACGCCTGGCGGTTCGGATTCAAAGGTTACCGCCGTGTGCTGCTCGTTTTTCTTTTGTGTACGCAATGGCGTATTGGTTTTGACGAAATGGACATTTGGGATCCCGGCATAAATTTCCGGAAGTGGCGTTTTTAGCCAGATTTCCTTTCCCTTTTTCGCCAGCGCGCTGATGAAACAGCGCTGGTTAATATTGTCGCCAATTCCGTGCATCCCTTCGAAGTAGACTTTCTCAGGCATAAAATAGGTTCTCGAGAGTATTTGTTGGAAAACAGGTTAAAGCGGTGTGCCTGGTGCAGTTGATGATTTCAACATCTGGCAGCTCAACGGCCAGCGCGGAGAAATCACTGTGCCAGCGGTTTACTTCTTCGTGAGTCGGGTTGTGCATTTTGCCAGGATGCTCGCCGTGCCAGTGGGCGCCGTTCTTGAGTGTGCAGTCGTAGCCGAGCAGAATGATCCGCTGCGCGCCGCGGTGTGCTGCAAACTGAATGGCTCGCTGGCCGGAGTTAAATGCTCCCTCAGCTGGCGGCTTGAATAGTTTCAGCCCATACCGATTTTTCGCCCTAACACTGACTGTCCAGCGCTGCGCTGCGATGTTGATTTCATCGTGGTATCGCTGCCACCATGCATAATCTGAAGCGAAGATGTGATGGCATTCAGGGGCCATTTGCCAGCTCGAGTTCACAGCGATAATTTTGTGGCCGGTACGTGCGGCAAGTAGGCAATCGGCGCGCTGCAGTGAAGGACCGCTGGCGATACAGATAAAAGTTTCCGACATTTTTTCTATTAAAATATTGACGTATCGCGCGCGCGATATTATATTAACCACATCAGCAAGACTGATAACCGACATGGCGGGCTCCATGAGTTCAGATAAGGTTCATTCCATGAAATATTTCGCATATTACAACCGCATGACTAATTACCAAACTCCACTCACCGCAATCGATGTGATAAATGCCAGTATGAAGGCCAATATTTACATCTATCGTGTTAACGATGACCTAGCCAACCGACTTATAAAAAAGTACGGAAAAAACAAGGCGCTAAATTCTCAGACTCTCATTGAAGTCAGCTATGACGATGCGCATACAATTCAGCCTGACAGTAAGCAACATATCGCTGTTATTTCTGAAAATTACTTTGACTAAGCATGGGAATAAATTTATGAAAAAACCGTGGTTAGCCTCTGCCAATTCCAGTGTCACCGAGTGGATCAATGATTACATTAAAATTATCAACAGCAGAAAGTACGCTCTAAAAACATGGAGCAACAAAACAGCAATGTTAAAACAACTGAGTGCTGCAATCGGAGACCGGGAAATTATAGAAATCACACCCCGCGACCTTGATTCATTCATTCAATCATATGCTTCGCGGGATAAGTTGAGTGCAGCAAAACAGGCTTTTGTGTTAGTCCGTGATGTATTCCGTGAAGCGTGGATGGCCGGTCTGGTTCAGTACAGCCCGGCAATTCCGCTCAAGCCGCCGCGCAACAAAGTAAAACGCTCACGGCTAGTGCTGTCTGAGTGGCAGCGAATTTATAAAACATCAAAAACCGAATGTCAGCCGTACATGCAACATGCCCTCGCCCTTGCAATAACGACCAGTCAGCGCAGGGGCGATATTTCAAAAATGCGGCGAAAAGACATCTGGGATGATCATTTACATATTGAACAAGAAAAAACCGGCTTCAAGCTCGCTCTTCCTCTAGCACTTTATTGCCCGGCTCTCGGTATGACGCTGGCCGAAGTTATTGAGCGCTGCCCCGGAAAAGATTACTTACTTGCAAATAAGCGAATCATGCCCTGGTCGATAACAACAGGCTTTAAAAAAGTCAGAGATAAGGCTTTTTCTGGCGGGAGATGGAAACACCCGCCAACATTCAACGAGCAACGCTCACTTGCAGAACGAATCTACAGAGAGGCTAAGGTTGACACGCAACGCTTGCTCGGACACAAGTCACGGTATATGACAGATCAGTACAACGATAACCGAGGGCGTGAGTGGAACCGATTGATACTGTAAACTCCCGCAAAAAGCGGAGAGTTTGTTCATGCAGTATAAAATTTATGTCATAAAGCAACGCAAAGGCGGCAGCGAAAGAGTACAGGGAAGCGAAACGACAACATATTATCCAGACGTTGCTAGAGCAGCGTTCTGGGCTGCCTATAATGATCCTCGTTTCACAACCTCAGATTTTTTGCTGCTGCTAACATCTGAGCATAAACAAATCTGCGCGTATCGCTTCACCAGCAAACCGGGCGATCGCGACTATATCGAATCAGGCCAGGAAATAATCTTATGAATAAATTAACACCAGCTCAACTACGAGCGAACGCGAACTATCGCCAGAGAAAAACAGGCGCGAGGCTACCAGGCGTTATTCTTAATAACGAGGAATCAGCTTTGCTTGATGAAATGGCCGAAAAATTCGGATCTAAGAAAGCCGCCATATTTGAAGGGCTTAAGCTATTGAAATCCAATTCAGACAAAGAGATTTAACAGTATCGTAGGCACTCGTAAGTGCCTGCTTTAATGCTTATCGATGCGTTACTTTATCGTAAGTTCTTTCGCAGCTGCTGCCGGCGACATAACGCTCATCAGCCTCTTTTGCGAATTTTCCCGCCAGGTCGTCAACCTCTCCGAGCAGTTGGGCGAGCAGTATTCCGGTCTGGGCTTTTGCCGCGCCTGCTGCTGCAACGGCGGAAATGCGGCCGGTTTCACTTCCTGCGAGCTGCCGTTGTAGGTCGGTGAGTTGGCGCTGCAGCCCATCACCAGCACGCTGAGCAGCGTCAGCATCAGCCTGTACTTTTGCCACTTCCTCATTCGCACGTTCCAGCTCCTCATCTGCTGCCTGCTGGCGTCGCCGTTCTTCGGCTCGTTCGGCAACCTCTCGATGCAAGGTTGCGGTTGAGTCGGCTAGATCCCGCTGTAACCATTGCCGCTTCCAAGCAGAATCTGCCGATTCATATCCCGCGCCGAAGACTCGCCATAACAAAAAAGCCACCAGCAATGTGATCGCCAGTGGCCTCCAGTATTTCCCCAACAACGCGAGTAGCGCGGTCATAGCAGCACCGTTTTCGCCTTGTCGTAGCGCGCCTGTCGATCATCAAGCCCGTTAGTTCCGCCGTTGATGATTTTTGTTACTGCCGTAATATCACCGCTGCGTTTCAAACAGCCTTTTGCGCTGTAGAACCATGCCGCCGAACGAACTGCATATTCATCCTGCTCCAGCAACTGAGGAATCAACAGCAAATCGGCACCCAGCCCAGCGCCGCAATCCCGATAATTATCGTGCCCGGTGATCTGAATTAAACCGCGCCCCCGGTAATTCCAGCCGTCGTTTTCTTCAACGTTACCCATCCTGTGTGCGTACACAATATTTGCGATGGCCTGCTGATTTGCCGGGTGCTCTGCTGTTCGTCCATACTGCTGTGCAGTTTCGGTAGTGAAATATTTCCCGAATGTGGCTTTCAGCCCATCAGCCGAATAATTCAGGTTTTCCACAATACGGGTGAATCCGCCTGATTCATGCCCAACCTGAGCGATAAACATTGCCTGATCGTCAGCGGAGGTAATGCCAAACTCAGCCATTGCCGTATCAATTGGCTGAAACCAACGCGCGGCTAATTCGGCGCTGATATTAGCAGCCTTTTGAAACTGTGATTTATTCATTCGTTATTCGACCTTATTTGGATTGCTATACCTGAAGATTTTCATGACATTGCCACCGGACAAAACAACGACGGCAGCAAAAGCCACAAAAACTACGGTGTCTGGCAAGCCCACAGTTCGGTAGTGCCCGGTCATAATCAGGATTGCGATCGTTCCCGAAGAAACGATCAGGATGAGAGATATCAAACGGGCAAGAGGGTGATAATGCAAACCACGACGCTGAAATGTACCCAGCGTAATCGCGATGGTTAAGCAGCTAAGAATGTAGAGCATCAATAGCACTTCATTTAGGGTTACCATTGCCCCCTCCAGAGAATATCCGGCCTACTGCAGATGCGAGCGTTGAAAAGTTCAGCTTTCGAATATTTATCAACACGTAAACACCAATCGAGGCCGCGACCGTCGCACCAATCGATTTACTGACGACGACACCTGGTGGGAGCTGAATGTATTTGTCGACCACAAACGCAATGATTCCCGTAGTCATATCAGCAGCCAGGACGCCGATAAAAAAAGACGCTATGAAGAAACCAACCTGAACCCAACGACTCAACTCATTTGCAGAGAGGACATAAACCACTGCCCCTGCAAATGCACCTATAAATACCCCTGCGTCTGTGCCCTGTAGCAGACTGGCGAAAGTTACGCCGGTGATACCGACCGTAGCGACTCCCGCGCCTGATAACGTGATGGGTTCGCCCACTTCCGCCTCCCGATATAAAAAAGCCCCGGTGTAAACCAGGGCGAGAATTTAGCAGAAAATTACCTGCGATTCAGAAACGCAAAAACCCGCACAAGGCGGGTTAATTACAATTTCGACAACGTATCAAATTGGCCTTAAATATGGCTTATTTTGTTCGGTTTTGCAATACTCAGGCGCTAACTTCGTCAAAAACATGATCCTGTTTACGAATTAGCACCTCCTGTAAAGCCTGCTTATCGAAATCAACAATTACCTGTTTCAGGCTCTGCCAGTGCTCAGCATAAACTTCACACCACGTCGAACGCGCTACATTCATCATATTCGCCAGTGCGGCGCCTGCGTATTCCTGATAAGTCGTGTTGCTATTTTTCGCAGCCACGTCCTGCACCGCAATCCAGATTAACGAGATGAGGCGCTTCTTCGTTTTCTTCATTAACCCAGCAGGTAAGCGTGTTTGGTACTGATTCCAAATGGCTTCACAGATTTGTACCTGCAAAGCGTATTTTAAATTAAATCCGTAGCAATACTGCAACCATGCCTGCTGATGTTCAGGCAGCATGTTCACGGCGCGCCGCCATGGCGCAGCAGCGAATTCATAATCGTTTATCGGCGGCAACGGCCTGCGGCGGCTTCTTGTTTCCATAACGTACAGTGCAGAGTTTTGCGCTTTCACGGAGCGGGTACCGCCCCGCCCGTCGTCCAGTTCGATCATGTGAACCTGTTTACGAGGACAGTGCTCTTTGTCTACCGGCGGGTTCTCACTGAACGCCTGCAACTGCCCTTTTGTTTTACCTGAGGTATCCAGCAGTGCGCGGGTTAATTCGATACGTACGTATTCGAGCTGTTGAACGTTCATCAAATAAATCCCTCGTTTTTCCAGATTTCGATTGTTCTCAGTACGCCCTCAGCGTGCATTAAGCGCAGCTCATCTCGCGTAAACTCAGTTTTAATTCTTCCGTCCACTGCGTCATGACAGAAATTGCAGCCGATCGCAGCTTGCAAATCGTCCGGCTTACATCCGGTCCCGCAGTTCCCGGGCATTCTGTAGTGAGTCAGTACACTTGTTTCGGGGTTGAACGAGCACACGCCTGGAACACGAATCGTACATTCACGCCCGCGAGCCTGTTTTCGGAGATCGATTTTTTTCATCGGATGGCTTCCGCAATTCGTTCACCAATCCAGCGCATCACCGGCACAGCCATGCTATTGCCGATCGCTTTATAGCGCGGACCGTCCGGGCAGGCTGCCGCTTCTTTCCCACGCCAGGGGATCATCGTATGAAAATCAGGAAATCCCTGAAGGCGCTCGCATTCGATCGGTGTAAGACGGCGAACATGCAGATCAGGTGTCATTGCGGCGGCTGGTTGACCTCCACCACTCGATGACGGAAGTTTCAGCGTGAATGCCAATTCTATGCTGGCTTTTGGTGTTACATCAGTTTGCAACGCTATTGCTGGGACCAGATTAGAACCGCTATTGGCAGCCGTCAGTGTAGGGGTCTGCTCTTCAGCCCAGCCAATGCCACCGGCTTTACTGCCCTGACCGGGTTTAAATCCATAGCACACGGCGTTTTCCTGACCATGATTACGCCCCAGCGTGTGAGCCAGTTCATGGTTGGTGTCAGGATCCTGCGTGCCGTGCACCGCGAAAGTCTCAGTATCAAAATCCAATCTGATTCCATGCGCGGTGCAGGCGGTCGCCACATCAATATGACCGGTAGTGTTACCGCCACCAAAAGCAATCAGGTGTCCAGCTTGTGCCTGATTGTCGTCTGCGCCACACGTTCCAACGCCTCGTGCAGTAAGGGCGGCAACAGCCTTTTGCGTTTCTCGGCGCGGCGCAGAATCCCGGCGCACGCTGTGGAACTCAAAAAGTACCGCTGCGGGATCGAATCCTTTTCGAGCACTTGCGACAACGAACACACGGCGGCGGCGTTGGGCCACTCCGAAAAATTGAGCGTCAAGGACACGCCAGGCGATAGCCCTTTCGGGTCCAAGCACATAACCAGCGTTCGTCCATTTTCCCCCTGATGGCTGTAGTTCGCTGCTTTCCCCGGCAAGACCGGCCAGGAAGCATCCAAATGCGTTATCTTTGCTGCTGAGGACGCCCGGAACGTTTTCCCAGACGAAGATTGCTTCTTTTTCACCGCGTTCGCGGCGTTTGTCGTCGATTTCATTAGCTAATTCCACGTAAGCGAGTGTTAGTTGTCCGCGCTTATCAGCCAGGCCATTGCGCAGGCCCGCTACGCTAAACGCCTGGCACGGCGTTCCACCGACTAAAATTTCAGGCGCCACAACACCGATTCGGACAAGTCCGGCAATTGTTGTCATATCTCCAATGTTTGGTACCTCGGGCCATCGGGCATCAAGAACTGCGCACGGGAAAGGCTCTATTTCAGAGAACCAGGCTGGGCGAAACCCTAGCGGCTCCCAGGCAATTGATGCCGCTTCAATGCCGCTGCAAACTGATCCATAGGTGATAGTTCTCATGCTGCCAGCTCCAGCAGCTGCATAGCTACGCTTTCGGCTTCGTGTTGCGATGGGAATGTGCGGAAAAGAATGTGATTCCAAAGGACGTTGAATACAGCTTTATAGACTTCGTGGAATTCCTGCTCGCTCATACTTGCGAAGCTGATAGAACGGGCCTCGCGGCGCTTAGTGTTATCCGGCAGCACAAATTCATCGTAAAAACCGGCTTCGATAGTTGCCCACTTACGGAAAGCCTCGAACGATTTAACGATAGCGTGACCGTTTGCCCGACGCTGCGCTACGCGGTTTGTGAAAGCCTGTTCTGTTTCCAGTAGTGTTTCGTCGTTACCGACGATAGAAATCAAATAACGGATATAGCCGTTTAAATACTGTTTCTCCGCTGGGGTGACCGTGCCGCCCGTCGGTGTCCAATACTCAAAGCCAAGATTGAGGAGCGCAAAGAAGCGCTTGAGATAGAGATAGTTCCTGGCCTGCGTTACATTGCAGTTGAGCCAGATACCTATTTTGATACGTTGCAAAAATTCGCTGGCCTCGGCGTTCGCCGGGGTCAGTGTCATTTGTGCGGTTTTGATCAGATGAATCTGTGCCATCGGTTTCTCCCGTGGCACAGTGTTACTCAGCAGGTTGTTCAGGCCTGTGGCGTAATTATACTGATATTAATCTTCTTCAGATACCTTGATGCCAGCTTTTTTTTGTGCCTCTCCCAGAACACGCAATGACATTACGGCCTCGTCTTTGCGTAATGCAAATCCCCGTTCAGCTTTGCCCTTAACAAAATAAATTAGCACCGGGCCAGTAAGCGCCGACAGTCCAGGGATAAGATCATCTGGAATATGCATAAGATGCCCCTTACGGTGGTCCTACTCCCTGCGGGAATAGTGTGATTTAAACGACTGGCAGCTGCACCCGCCAACAACGGACTACGGCTTAATAAAACCAGTCATCTGCACTTTCCCATGTTTCCTGCAAGATCTCTTCAATACGCTCCTTGTCTCCTTCCGCGCCACCAAGAACGCTTAAGCCGTCAGCCCCCGCCCGGCGCACCGTTAGTTTGCAGTCAGCATAGCTTTGGATAAATCGCTTGAAGAGTTCTTTTTCGAGAGCTGGCACTGCGCCATCGGGCAGCTTTTTTTTACGATCGATAGTGACTTCAATTTTCATAATTCCCTCCGGAACAGACACTGTACAAATAAACAGTATACCCATAATCGGAAATGATCAATCCTTTCAGAGCACTTTTTGCGAAGGCTAGACTGTTGTTTCTTCGATTGTTTTTTTATTGCTGGTTTAAAACCCCATTTATACCGGGCTATTGCTGAGAGTCATTTACACCTGCAACATGCCTCTAATTTCTATCCAACATTTGTGTAAATATCGGTGACGCGCGCCGGACTCAGTGCCACAGCTGGCGAGTCGCATTGATTGCCCCAAACATCAAAACCGTGGGATGACTGCCGGGCAAACAGCTCAATGCGCGAGACGTCGCCGAGCAGACGCACCAGTTTTTCGCGTACACAATCCGGCTTACGTGAATGCTCAAGCCGAGGTGCGGTGAAGTGCTGGACGATGGATGCGTCCTGCCGTGGTGGCCTCTTCCCGCGAACAGCAAAAAGACAATCTTCACTGTTTGCCCTCGTCAGATGCCCCATGCCTAACGCCGTTTTTTCCGTCTGTACCGGGTATGTTTTATGCCATGTAAAACCTTTCATCGTGACCAGACGAAAACCCCATGCATCGACAACCTGCAGCGCCTCCCGCGGCTGCGTCGGCACCCACCACATCGCAAGCAGGCAATTTTCAGCAGCCAGTTCCCAGACCGGAAGACGACAAATATCTATCGTGCTCATAGTCGGGTATTTGTACCCGGCGCCACGTTTACCCGAGCTGCACTTATCGCGGTATGCCCAGGGCGGATCGGCGTATATCACGGTGTATTTCTTGTTCGTCTCTGCCATTTTATTTCACAAGCCCTGCAGCTTTGCGCCGTAAATATTCTTCATGCATCACCTGCGCAGGGGTTGGCCCTGCCGGTGCCGTTGAGGCTGCGATTTGCCGACGAATCGGGGGGATTGAATATCCCGCTACGATGCGTTTCTCCCAGTTGGTAAGCTTTTTCGCTGCGAGCTTGTCCATCTCGGGCTGAGTCAACCGCCGCTCTACCCCCTCACGACGCATTTCAACGCAGATGTGATACAACACTGGGTGTTTCCATGGGAATTGCTCTGACGAGTTGTAGCGCCAGCCTTCGCTTTTCCAGCGCTGGTACTCCGCCGTCACGTCGGCTACCGTCAGCCCAATTTTCCCCCCGCCGGCTTCGGCAACCAGCGCAACGAACTCTGCAAAATCCGGTGGCCAGGTACTGCCGGCAGCGCAGCGCTCAATGCAGGCATTGCAGACCCGCGTAAGCTGGTCACTGGTCATTGCCCCAATCTGCTGCTCCCAGATTGCCGATGGTCGATTGCCATTCTTCGCAATCCAGCGGTTGCTGTAGATTTTGGTCATGAGGTCCCACAGGCGCCATGCCGGAGTATCCACCGTGCTGCTGCTGCTCTCGTAGGTATTGTTCACGCCCTTCGCGTAGCTGCCGTTCAGCGATGGACTCGCCATTTCCTGGTATGTTCTGCGCATAACCGCCTCCACCTGGGTTTACTTCCCACGGATTATCAAACTCATGATCTGGTCCCAGGAACGTCTGAGCCAGTTTCACAAACTTCGTACCAACCGTTTTTTCTGCAATACAGAACGTGTGGTACCGCCTGACCGCCTCCAGCATGGTCACATCAGAGATCCCTTCTTTCCGACGAACTTTCCAGTTCTTGAATGCCCCGGATTTAGAATTGCTTCCCGATCGCTTCGGGTATTCCCGCCAGAGAATTTCGAATTCAGCCGGATATTTTTTATCCTCTGATGGCGGTGTCTGATTCGGATGTTTTCCCGAATCGGATATATGTTTTTTATCTTTTAATTCTTTTTCTTCCTCTTCCTCTGGTAACGCTTTCTGATCCGCTGGTGTAACGATGGCAGCGTTACGTCCTTCGTTACCTTTTTCGTTACTCCTGCGTTGCTTTTCACGATTTTTATTCACACGGTCATTAGTAAGCGCCCGATTTTTAGAGCTTTTCCCGTTATGCTTCTCGAAGTTAACGAAGAAAAGTGATTCTCCCTCTTGAATAATCCATCCCGCATAAATAAGCGCATCCGCGAAGCCAGGCATAAAAGTAATACGGTCTATTGCGACTTTGCTGAGTACAGATGCGTTGCTTTTACGTTCCATTTGTTCCGTATCTGTAACGCTATTAGCGTTACTTATTGCGATCTGCTGATCGGTCCATACCCATAAACGGATTAATTTTCCAAGCACCATATCGGGATCAATATTCAGTTTTTCAGAAATTAGATATATCTCTGGTTTATCCGGAGTAATTACTTCGACCTTGATCCAATTTGAAGCCATATATGAAACCCACTTGTAACGCTGTATGCGTTACTTCATCGTTACTGAAAACCAAATGATGGCGTTACGTTAACCCTTGCCGCAGTTATTGCCGCCGCGCGGATTGCTGAAATAGCCTGATCAGCTTCACGTAGTATTTCCGTTGGCGCCGCCCCCAAATTTATTGCGTTGATGGCATCCACAAACTCTTTAGTGGCTATGGCAACTAAATATTCCGGGCTATGTGGGCGCAGTACCCGTGCGCGGCGTTCGGTTGGTAACGCGGCCAGAGCAGCAGGCTTTAGCCCTTCCGCCTGCGGCGCATATCTCGGCCCATCGAAACCACGGAAGATCCGCTTAACGCGCTGTGTAGCGTTGGTTAGTCCCTTTTCCGTGTCAGTAACTGGCAGAATTGCGCCACCGCCGGCAGCGTGGTACTGCAATGCAATAGCAAGCCCGACAGTTTTCCAGCCTTCCACCAGCGCCCACGTTTCCAGCTCAGCCGCGACAACTTCAATCGGAGGACTGATTTTCATTGTTCAGTTCTCCAGCGCGTTTTGCTTTAGCATGGCGTCTGTAAATTTCGGGGTCGTATTTCAAAACATTGTCAGAATCAAGCTGCAGTCGAGCTGCATTTTTCTCTGGCACTAATTCACCCCATTGAGAAACAGCTGAAGGATCGATTCCAGCAGCTCGGGCAACCTTTACCCTGGTTCCATAAAATTTGATTACATCTGATTTGAGCATTACCTTTCCCTCTTGAGTTTTCTCAAGTTTAAGCATGCAAGGAATCTCAGGTCAAGAAATATTAAGATAACTAAATATGGGTGAAATGACGTTAGGCCAAAGAATTCGGCAGAGACGCAAGCAAATGGGCTTAAGTCAAAGTGGCTTAAGTAAAGCAGCTGGTGTTTCTGACTCTTCAATTTCGCTGTGGGAAAGTGACAACACTGCCCCACGTGGCGCGAATTTGCATAAGCTCGCTTCAGCGCTGCAATGTTCCCCAACATGGATACTTTTCGGAGATGAAGATAAAACTCCGGAGGAACCCCAGGCAGTGGACGACATCCATCATTTGACCGAAGATGAACAGGAACTGCTTCGCTTGTATCGTGCTCTTCCAGAATCAGAACAGCTATCTCAAATAAACGGTATGAAGGCGCGTGTTGAGAATTTTAACCGTCTCTTTAGCGAACTTCTCGAAGCCAGAAAGCGCAACAATCTAGGATAATCAAGCTTTCCATAAAAAAATAATCGCTTCACATTCAATGTGTTGCGAATATTCACGCCCATAATCATGAGTTTTCTCAATAAAACCCTTGACCGAAAACCATGAGAAATCTAAAGTTAGACCCATCAACAGCAATCACCGCACAGTGATTACTCAGGAAATGTTCCGTTAGCCGCGATAAGGCCACGATGGGAGAAATGAAATGATTGAAGAACTGAAGCACACAGTTGCACTTCTGCTGGAAGACGCGAGACGTCTGCAAGAACTCGAACCAAATGCAGGCACTCAAGCCCGCATTTTTATAGCAAAACAAGCCTTGTATCGCGCTGCTGTTACTCCACTACCACCGCAGGAACTGAGTGGTGTCGAAATAGCAATAAGAGACGCATCGCGTAAAGCGGAAACTGAGATGAGAAGGAAGCTATGATTTAAACATCACAGCCCCCTTAATTTCACTGAATAATTCAGGATCCATAGGGGAGTCATTCTCTAAATACTTGAGTGTAAGCTCAAGATGAAGATCAAATGCTTTTCGTTGCTCTGGAGTCAAAGCGGCAATCAGGCTACGTAGAATGATGTCGTGGGAATAATATTTAGCATCACTGCTATATGGCGGAAGGTAGAGATTTTCAAACATAATTTTTCCTTACTGGTTGTGTGAGAACTCCAGTATACCACCGCCGCCTGAGGTGGAAAAACAATCAGGCACTAATCGGAGGAGTAAAAATGTATGGTACTCAGGAAGTTATCCGAGCCTGTGTTAAGCCGGGAATGCTGGTTAAGCACGAAGGCAAAACTTATAAGGCATCAGCGAATAAAAATGGGAAACTGTATTTATTCAATTTAACAGAACAAAAACGCATCACCGACGTATTTATTGAGGTCTGCCTCAATTCACGCGGCGAACCTTTAATTAACTAAGCAGCAAAACAGAAACAACTTTACGCATGCCTTAACTGGCAGGGCTTTTATCAAATAAAATTCAGGAAAAAACATTATGCACCGTTCAGTTGAAATCAAACGCGCAGAAATTGAATTATTGAAAGTCAATGCAGACCTGGCCTCTTTTAAATGCAATTCGTCAGTGTTTGGAATTGTACATCTTCCTGATTCTGGTCCAGTAACAGTGCTGTTAGACGGTGGTTACGTGCTGGGTGAGTTCGATTGCCCGGTATGCGCGGTAAAGGGAATCACTTATCTGTGCCTCGCTATAGATGATGCAGAAAAATTATCTGGCATGAACTACAAAGCCTACAAGCAGGCTTTTAAATCTGGTTCGTTATCACGCATGCATTAACTATTCTGCCCCGGAAACGGGGCATGTATCAGCATGAGCATTAAAAAGTGCTCAGCCTGATAAATTGAGGTGAATTAATGCAAGTCAATATTGAAATGCCATTTAAAAGCATGTCGCTGGATAACGGAGAGAAAATAAACCTTTCCGTCACGCATTCTGCATTAAACGAAGTCATGCAAAACCTTGTGGCGACAAATGATTTAACCGTTGAAGAGTTAACAATTTTAATCATTGGTCAATTAAAACTTTGTGACTCTCCAAATCTAAATAACGTCTTACCAGATGCTGTCTGGAAGAAATTAATTTCAACTTACGAAATCGTTAAAAATGGAGCTAATCATGGCTGAACAACATGTATTTATCGCGGGTTATATTCCCGATGCTAAATCCGAATCAGAAGAAGGCGCCCGCCGTGTCGCCACCGCCTTTTACGCGAAAGATATGAAACATGCCCGCGCAAAAGCATCATTCCTGTTCATGGAGGAATACCCTGGTTCGCAGGACGCGGCATATAAGCACCTCGTATGTGAATATGCCGAAGGCATCCCATGCCCGGAGCTGGGCGAATGGGATGAAGATTTCCTTTATTCCAATTCCTGGCCGGAAGATGCTGACCATCCGATCGCGAATGAAGCAGCTCAAGAATCTCACGCTGTCGATTTCAACAAGCTTTCCGAAACTACACGAATCGCGGTGCTGGTGAAGTACCGCACCACCGAAATTACGTCCGACATGTTGCCAGCTGCCGTGGAACTGCTGCAGGACGATGTGGGCACGTTTGAAGGGCACATTGTTGAAGCTATCAGCAAAATGAAATCTATCGTTTCCATGTATCCAGAGCGCGTTATTGAAGCGATCGGATATGTCGTTGAAACCTGCCCACCAACAAAAAAATGGCCTGAGATTAAAGCAGCCCTGGCGAACTGGCTTAAACAGCACGAGCAGGATCGTAAAGAAGCTGGAACAGTCAGCGATGCACCTGCAGCATCTGAAAATATCAAAATGGGTAGCGGTGACCCTGAACGATTCGATCTTGTTGTTGCATTGCTGGTAATGGGCAAAGACCCGGCCACATCAGGTGCAACAGACGTCAAAAACGCGAAACACATCAAAGAAAGCCGCGACCCGGCATGGCGCGGGTGGCGTACCTCGCTCGTCGGTATTCCAGGGATTTACAGCTTCCCTGAAAAACTGCTCTACGAGTTAACCCTCGATGGCATGAAAGACCTCAGCCTAATTGAAAATAGTGAAGGCCGTCTGGCTTATGTACGCGAACACTTTGCCGGCCACCCTCTCCTTCCTGATTACATTGTCGATGAGACTGCAGAAGATGAAACCGAACAGAACGAGGCGGGTGCAACTGGCGCAATGGAACATGAATCGTCAGAAACTCATTCAGTGGAACCGCAGCACTCTGATGATGTGTCAGCAGCGGGGACGGTGGAAGCTGCGCCACATGTAGAACGTACCGGACCATTTTATTACCGCACAGTTGCAGGCGATAAAATTGGCCGCGCCAATAAAATAGCGAAGCTTCAGGAAGTGATTGCCCAGGGCTGCGTTGAAATCACGCAGGAAGAACATCAGGCGCGCAAAAACGGTACATGGAAAGATGATAGCTCTACGCAGGAGCAGGCAGCACAGCCAGAAATTAAAAACCTCGGCGGCGCTCGTTTCAGTATCGAGGGTCTGATGGGTGAACAACCGCAGACCGAAGCACAGATCACCTCAAATGAAGTCGAAAAAACGGAAGTAGCGGTTGCTCAACCTGCACAACCTGCTTTCCAGTCAATCGCCGCGGCACTGGAAACAGACCTCGCGGAGAAAGGCGACAACCTAAAAATCTGGCGCAGCGTTATGCGTACGGACCCCAACTATACGAAAGATTTATCTGGTGTCGGTTTTGACGGTACGAGTATTAACGCGGAGTACATGTTTATGCGTGCTACGGAGATATTTGGACCCATCGGTACTGGCTGGGGCTTTGAGGTATTGGAAGATCGCATGCTCCCCGGAGCACCGATGAGTGAACCTATCTACGAAGATAAAAAATTTATCGGTAACCGTATGCTTCGGGATGCCGACGGCACGCTCATCACAGAGCAAAACCACAGCATTAAAATCGAGTTCTGGTACCTGGACGCCGGGAACAAAAAGCGCTTCGAATCCTATGGTGCAACAAAGTACCTCTACAAATCGAAACATGGGGTCACGTGCGACGGTGAAGCGCAGAAAAAATCACTGACAGACGCTATCAAAAAAGCACTCTCACTCCTGGGATTCTCTGCTGACGTGTGGCTCGGTCTGTACGACCAAGCCGAGTACAAGCAGGAAAACGCCACCGAATTCGCTATTAAAAATGCCTCCGACAAAGCCGGCGACACAATACGCCTGCGCAAAGAGCTTGATGAGCGGATCGAGAGAAACCTCGAAACCATTCGTTCAGCCGTTACCCCGAACGAAGCTAAAGGCGTGTACAGCACCATCACCCGCGAGGTGGATGTGTACCGCAAAGACGCTCAGGCCAAAGCCGATAGCGACTTTGACGACTATTTGAAAAAGCGGCTGCTCGCCCTGCACAGAGCCGTCGATCAACGTGTCAGCGAACTTGAGAAAGAAACCAAACAGGAGCAATCAGCATGAGCCAGAACACTACCGCAATCGCCATCGCAGCAAACATGACAAAACTGATGGCTCTCGTTGAAGCTGGGGAATTTTCCCCAGAGGACATCGCCGACACCATCGAAGGTGAAGAGTTGGCGCTGGGAGACAAATTTGACGGGATTATGACGCTGGTCCGCAATCTGGAAGGCCAGGCCAAGACTGTTGCTGAAGAAGCTGCACGCCTCAGCGATCGCAAAAAGTCTTTTGAAGGCCAGGCCAAAAACCTCAAGAGCTACGTACTGAAATGCATGCAGGCGGCGGAGCTAAAGACGTTCAAAACAGAGCGAAACACTCTCACAGTTCGCAAGGGTTCCCTATCGGTAATTATCGACGATGAAAATCAACTACCTGATGAACTGGTGAGCGTTGTCACCGTCGTTGCTCCGGATAAGAAAAAAATCAAAGAGGCCATTGAGGCGGGCGAAGAAGTGAAAGGCGCGCACCTGGAAATCGGCGCGGAATCCCTGCAAGTCCGTTAAGCAATATGCGGCCAGAAATGGCCGCCCTGCTCTGAGGTTTCTATGAGCGAAGAATACGAAAGCCTGAGGTTCGGGAAAAAGACCGAACCCGATGATTTGAAAGATCACACACAAGAAATCATCTGGCAAATGCGCACAGGTTACAGGCGGCACTACGGGATTATTGAATTGCCGCCAGTACCCAAAAGACCTAAATCACCCAAATTTAAGGCAAAGAAAAAATGAGCACATTATTAACTCGCTATACGGAATTTGTGGAACGTGCTAAGGCCAGCCGCACACCATTAGTGAAATTTTCATGTCCGGCATGTAGCCAGGGCATTGAGACAATCCCAGCGCCTAAAGGTGTTGTCTGGGACTCCCTGACTACTTGCCCGCACTGTGAAGCGATGTTTATGAAGGTAATCAGCGGCATTTCAGTAGAAGCAACACTGCCTCTGGGGGGGGTTATGCGAAATAAACCCTTGTACCGCGCCGAACTGTCTGTGTACGACGGCGAATCCAAGCAGAAACGCGATGGTTCTGGAGAAAAGTAATGGCTAATTCATTCAAACAGATGATTAAAGGGAAAGTTATTTCCCGTTCTGACAGCGGCATGTTTATCAGCCTCGATGACATTCACGTTAAACCTGGCTTTAACAAGCGAGACGATAGCGAACGCCTACGCAAAGCGAATGATGAGCTATTTGCGTATTTGATGAATGGTGGCCCAGTTCCCGCGCTGGAAGTCGTGGCGCGTGATGAAGGCGGCGTTTGGCTTATCGAAGGGCATCGCCGCCGCCAGGCGTACGAACGCTGCCGGCAGGAAGGCAAGCCCGTCGATCGCATCCAGATTATGCCGTTCGTCGGAAACGACGTTCAACGGCTTGCCAGAATCATGACGTCGAACAACCAGCTCGCACTGGAGCCGCTTGAACAAGCTGCCCTGATTCAGGAAATGGCAACCGTATTCAATCTAACCCCAGCAGAGATCGCAAAACTGGTTCACCTGTCAGTACCAAAAGTTAAAGAACTGCTGGCGCTCAGTACCGCTAACCACGATGTGCAGCAGAAAGTAAAAGCCGGTGAAGTGGCCGTAAACGTTGCTGTCGATCGCGTAAAAGAACACGGCGATAAAGCTGGGGAAGTTCTTGAAAAGGATAAAGCTGTCGCGGCAGCGGCAGGGAAAAAGAAAGTGACTCGCAGCGTACTAAATCCGGAATTATCCATCAAAAAAGCGCGTCGGCTTGTTGCATTACTCAGCGCGGCTTTGGGAAGCGATAACGAGCTTGAGTTTGAACCGGAAGATTGGGAGGAGCTGCTAAGAATTATCAATGAACACAGAGTATTAAGCGCTACAGAAACTAAGGAGTCTGAGCATGCCAAGTAAAAAACCACCAATGACCCACACTGGCGTGGTTATTACTAAAGATGGGCGTAAGCGCGTGCAACTGCGTATGACGCCTACAACCTGGTGTACAGAAAAGGGCCGCTGGTATTTCCGGACTGACGGCCGCCGCGGTGGGCATGCAGCATCCAGAGCTCGCCTGCTGCTGGACACTATCAAACCTCTGGAGGTCGGTAATGACTAACTCACTCGAAGCGCTGATTGCCAGCATTAAGCCGGAGCTGAAAATTGCTCTCGATAAAACCCAAAAGCAATCTGACGCACTGTTAGCGATAGATAGACTTTCTGACTTGCTCACGCTTCCAGCAGTAGATTCACTGATAGCGGCGCTGGAGCAGGCGCAGACAGAGCGCGACAACTTCAAGTTTGCTTTCACGGAATGGCACGATAAAACCGAATGGGTGCAGGAACAAGTCACTTCTGGACGCTTCAACTTCCCGGCCGTGGGCATGCATCGTGCTGACGTTATGACGCGCCATATCGAAGAACAGGAAGCGGAGCTGGAGCGGGCTAAGAAAGAAATAGCCAAACTTATAGACGAGCGGACGATTGCCCGCGAAGCAGTCAGGCGCATCGCAGAGCTGGAAGTGGCATGCGACCGCAGCTACATCGCCGGCATGAAAACAGGCTGGAACTACTGCGATGCAGGTAATAGCGACGGGTTTAATACGTGCGTAGAGCAGCGCCGCAAGCTCACGCGTGAGGCGAATCCAACGGAGGCCCGCCAGTTATCCGCCAAAAGTAACTTTTATCGTGATGGTATCGAAGCTGCGGCTAGGTTTATCGACAATCAGCGCGAGTCTCACGATAACGAACACGGACGGCACGACCCCGACACGGGCACGTTCGAGTTTGGGAGTGATGCACAGCGGGATTATTCAACAACGTTAGCGGAGTTAGCCGAGGGAATACGCGCATTGCATCCAAATGCCGGGGCAAGCCAGTTATCCGCGAAGCTGTCTTATGCACTCCGCTCGTTTATCACCGATGCTGACATTAAAGCACTGGATCGCTTTGCCGAATGTTGTGATGACCCGGACGCCGGAGGCCATGACTTGCAGCCTGACCAGGTACAGCGACTCGTTAGTATCGGCATATTGCGCAAGTCCGGGCGTAACTATCACGAAACGACTGATTTCGGTGATTTCGTATTGTCGCTTGGCGGCCAGGCTGAAGGAGAGTGAGCATGACAACATTCACAAAAGAACGAGTGAAATGGCTTCACGATGCCGCGACAGAGCTAGCCAGCACAAAGATGAAAATGACAATGAAGCCAGCGGAAGTTTTGCAGTTGACAACCGCATTGCTGGCATCGCTGGAAGCTAAGCCGGTGGCGTGGACAGACGAAGAAGAGCTACGTTCTGGCGATAATGAAGTGTGGATGTGGAAAGCGCCTCATGGCTTCGGAAGAGATATCCCACTCTACGCCGCCCCGCCCTCGCCGGTAATCCCGGATGGCTATGCGCTAGTGCCAATCGAGCCGACAGAGAACATGGTTATCGATGGGTTTGAGTCTAAGCCGGATTCTTTCTTTAGCGCCCCCGATGAATGGGCCGCATATGAGGCTATGAGTGGATGCCAGCAGGCAGCGCATAAAGCCCGGTTGTGCTGGGGGCAATGCTCGCAGCCGCACCGCAGTTTAAGTGATTTTCAAGAATCAGTTTGAGAACGGCCTGTGCTCTACAGTGCAGGCCGACCAGAGGTGAACCATGCCACAGGTCATTTTTAACGAAGAATGGGTTGTTGCAACAAAGCTTACGGAGAAAACAGGGCTGAGTGAACGGCAGATTAAGGCGCTGCGTAGCGGCGTTTGGATTGAAGGTATTCACTATAAACGCCAATCAGTTACCGGCGGAGAAACTCAGCGCGGTTTGCTTTGGTACAACTTCCCGTTAATAAATAAGCTGATCCAGGAGTTGTAATGACCTACCCAACCGGTATTGAGCTGCACAATGGCAAAATCAGAATATCTTTCACATATCGAGGCATACGTTGCCGCGAAGTGCTAAAAGGCTGGGTTGCCAGCAGCTCAAATATTAAAAAAGCCGGCAACCTTCGCATGCTGATTATCAGTGAGATCCAGCTGGGCCAGTTCGATTATGCGCTTCGCTTCCCTGAGTCGAAAGCAATCAAAAAATTCACGTCTACCCGGGTGGCTTATACGTGGGAGGAGCTTATCGCGTTATGGCTTGATGCTAAAGAAGAGGACGTGTCGAGAAACACGATGTCACGCATTAAGGCGCAACTCAGGACAATGACAAAGATCATTGGGGGAAATACTTTAATAGCAGACATCACACACAGTGACATGATGCAGTACAGGAAAGAATTGTTGCGCGGTGAGATGTTTTATAAAGACGGGAATAAACGAAAAAAAACTGGTCGCAGTGTGAATACGGTGAATGATTATATTTCTCTCACCTGCCAGATCCTGCGCTTCGCACATCGGAGCCGATTTATTAACGATAAACCATTTGAGCATATACCGAAGCTACATAAAGACCGTACTAAACCAGATCCGTTAATGCGTGAAGACTATGCAGCGTTGATGTTGGCAAACTCGGGCCAGGATCGAAACATGTGGCAATTTGCAATAAACGCCGGAACGCGCCACGGTGAAATTGCTGCGCTAGCCTGGGATGATGTGGATTTTGAATCAGGGAAGCTTCACATCCGGCGGAACTTAACCAAGCTTGGTGATTTTGTTCCGCCGAAAACTTTGGCGGGCGACAGAGTCATAACTCTGCTGGCCCCTGCCCTTGAAGCCTTACGCGCTCAATATGCCCTGACGGGGAATTTGCAACAAACCGAAATCATTCAACATTTTCGAGAATACGGAAAAACAGAAGTGCAGAAACATCGGTTTGTATTCGTTTCGGGGTTATCGCAGGGCAACCCCGGCCCTTATCTCTCAACACAGTCAATAACCGACCGCTGGAATGTGTCAATCAAGAAGGCTGGCATACGCCGGAGAACTCCGTATCAGTCTCGCCACACGTTTGCGTGCTGGGCGTTATCTGCAGGAGCTAACCCTTCGTTTATCGCAAGCCAGCTCGGACATGAAGACTCAGAAATGGTGTTTCGAGTTTATTCGGCGTGGATAAAAGAGTTTGATGGCGAGCAGGTGAATATGCTCAATGAGAAATTAGGATTTGCCCCCAAACTGCCCCCTGCCGGGTTGAATCATAAAATAATAAAATAGAAACAATGAGTTACGAGCCACCCCCTCTACTATAGGGGGGTATCCTATCCTGTTTTATTTGCTGCGTGCAATATCTTTAAGTACGTGGTCATGACTCGAAGGCAGCACAAAAAAAGCCCGCTGTGTAAGCGGGCCTTAGACTCAGACAATAAACTCTCGGGTCAGGAACCTACCAGCCGCAAACATCGTGCTCGTTTTCAGTGTCATAGGCGCGAACGGTATTCACCAGATCTTTGACCACGTCAGCCGCAACGTCCGGTATCAGCAGGGTCATCGGCGCTTCGGTTTCATAGTCCACGGAAACGCCGTTGCTGTTATTGGTAACGGTCACGGTATAGGTTGCTTTGCTCATCGTTAGCCTCTGTGCGTGTTCACAACTTTACCGATACCGGAGCCGGAAAGCGTTGCCTCGGGGTCGGCGAAGAAATCGATGTTGAAATAGGTGTCGTCGGTCAGCAGCTCAATGCGGTGCCATTTTTGCGGCGGCGAAATGCCGAATGAACCCGCTTCAATAATCACCTCCATATCCGGCTCGGTAGCGTCGGCATCGGCAAAACCAAAGTATTTCACTGCGCCCTGCATGACGGACAGTCGACCATAAACGCCGGCTTTCGTATTGTGATGGGTGAACAGCGCCTGCGGGGCGGTTTCTTTGTTCCAGAACGGCGTCGAGCGGGTGTGAACGTAATTTTCAGGAATGTGCATTATCTGGTGCTCCTCATTCGTCAGGGCTGACCGCTCAGGCCTGTCTCAGGACTTCAGGGTCAACAAAAAATTCGATGTTGAAACAGGTATCAGGGGTCATCAGCTCGATGCAATGCCAGATTTCCGGTGGGAAAACGCCAAAATGTCCGGCTTCAATCACGAAGGTGTCGTTAGGCTGAGGGCTGGTTTCATCGGCGAAGCCGAGGTATTTGACCGCCCCGCGCATGACCGATAAACGCGGGTATACGCCGGGCCGCGTGCCCTTATCAAGATGGCGCTCAAAGATCCCCGGCGGGGCCGTTTGCCGAGTCCAGAATGGCGTGGATCGCGTATGGATATAGTGGGATGGTATACGAAGCATGGTTCCCCCTTCACAGGTTGTCACTTCATGCTTCGTATTAGACCACAGGTTGCCGGGCAAGATTTCTCATAAAGTGCATTTTAAATGCATCTTTATATTATTTCTTTTGGGGGCGGGTAAACTGCTGCTCGGTGACCAGACTTCCCCACTGCGTGCCCTGCTCTTCAAGGGCCAGCATAAAACCGCAGGATTCGTACAGTCGTCTGGCGGCGTTCAGGCCTTTAAACGTCCACAGGTGCGTGACCTCGAAACCCTGTTCGTCGCAAAAGGCCACGGCCTTTTCAATGAGACTGCGTCCGACTCCGCTGCCCCGACACCCCTCGTCCAGAATAAACCAGCGCAAATGCGCTTCGCCGGGGCCGAGATCCTCACCGTCTATAGCGACGGAGCCAACCACCCGGCCGTGACGCGTCGCCACCCAGATTTCGTTGCAGGGTTTATTCAGCCGCCCGACAAATTCGGCAATGCCCATCGCCACTTTGCTCTCAAAGAACTGACCAAAACTGTAGTTTCGGGAATAGTAATCGGCATGCATTTCCGCAACCCGGCCCACGACGCCAGGGCAATAGCCGGTGCTGATGTCAATTTGATTGGTGATCCGGGCTGCTTCGCCGAGACGGCAGATCTTTAACGCCTGTGCATAGGCGGCGAGTCCCTGAGCCACGGCCTGCTGCTGGGAAGGATTCAAAACCTCAAGGGCGTTAGTGACCTGCAGCTGGCCGAAAGCATGAATGTTGTTGACGGTTTTCTGGCCTTTTACCGTCAGGAAGAGGGTTTTCACGCGGCTGTCCAGCCGATCCGCGCCTTCAGCAATTTCACCGGCCTTCACCAGCTTTGCCAGCATGCGGCTGACGCTGGATTTCTCAAGCCCGAGCACCTGCACCAGCTGCGCCGCCGACATTTCTCCCTGCGATTCCAGCTCAAGCAGGCTGTGAACCGCCGAAGCGGAATAGTCGGTGGCGGCAAGCGTGGCGTTCAGGAAGCCGAGTTCACGTACCATGGTGCGCGACGCCGCGCGAATTTCGGCGATTAAGGAAGAATCGATCGACATGAGTCAGGCCTCAAAAATATAGTTGTACAATACAACCATGCGATCCTGTGCTCTGTCAACCGGCTAGCTTTGCTCGGCCACCAAAATCGCCAGCGTGTCGGGCTCCAGCGCTTTAAACAGGTGTTCTTCGTCGGCGGGATAGCAAATGTAATCCCCGGCGTTGAGCCGCTGGGGATTTTCCGTGGTGCCTACCAGCGCCCGCCCCTGAGTCACAATAATATGCTCCACGGAACCCGGCGTGTGCGGCTGAGAGAGGCGTTCTTCACCGGGCTGGGTCATCAGCAAATAGA